CCATAAGTGGTAGAAATATAATTCTTAAGAGCTTCGATAGACTCATCTTCTTTATATTTTCTAGTACAATCTTTTTCTATACCAGGTGTAGAAATATGATGTGCTATTGCATCATCATTGTCAGAATATGTTGTAAATGGACCTGGCATATCATTTACCATATAATCAACTGCGTCTGCATAATCATCACCACCATTAATAGTGATAGTTTCAGCAGTGTTACCAAGTCCAGTATTTATTTCTATGTTTTCATTCATAATAGGAAAGTTTTCATCAAGTGTACCGTTGAGAACGTCATGTGCTAAACTCCATGCATTAACCATATTCAAATAGGAAATCATTCACAAGACTTTCTGCTTTTTCTTTCCCAAACTTTGCAGCAAGATATCCTCCTACTGGATCAAGTCTGGTCATATAAGCATCAAAATCTTTGTATACACTGGTATCAGTACCAATGGGTTTCTCATATTCTACCATATCTTTATACTTAGTCAAGTACTTAACAAACATATCAAGATGTTCATCAACTTCATTAGGTTTGCAGTATCTTACAAAGATATTATCAGAGAAATGATTACCTTTTTCAAAGAAGCGATAGTCTTCTGTTGATACTGGCAATCCTTCTACACGATATGGATATTTTTCTTTAGGGTGTTGGAAATCAAAAACAACAATGACTTTCTTCTCATTGAATGCCATTAGATCCATACCAAAACAGGGAAGATTACTCCCTGTCTTTGGATATGCTATGCAGTTAAAGATGTCAACATTCTTACCATCAGTTATATCCACTTGTCTTGATTTAATAAAGTGTGGATGTGAATGAGTGATAGCATTGAGATAGGTTCCTTTACCTTCCCAACCTGCCCACAGACCTTCTATCTTCATAGGTAGAATTGATCTGTAGGCACTTATGTAATTCTGCCAAATGGTCATACTTCTTCAGATGGTAATTCAAAATCAGCATCTACCTTGTCATATAATTCAAGGAATGACTGCTTAGTCTCATCATCAAATCTGTTTACACAAACTTTGATTGCTTTTGCTTTATCTTTAAAGATAGAGAAAGCACGAACAATGTGAACCAAACGACGAGTGCTGATAATTTCTTCTATACCACCATCATAGAACGTTTTACGAATTATGTCACCCCAATCAACTAACCTTGCTATAAATTCAGTATCAGTGATGCCAAGAGTAGATGCAACTCCACCAAGAATCTTCTTCTCAATATTAGGTGATGGATAATCCTGTTCAAATGTTACAGGGAATCTTTCCAAAAAGGCTTCGTTGAGCACATTAGTTCCAATGAATCTTCCATCATCTGAACCTTTGCCTTTAGTATTTGCGGTTGCGACAACGTTGAATCCTGCTCTTGGATTGACAAATCTCCCGATCTTTTTAAGAAAGATTCCATTTCCTTCAAGAATTGGCTGGAGGCAGAGAATCTTATTAGAGGCAAGGTCGATCTCGTCAAGGAGCAATATAGCACCTCGTTCGAGTGCTTCAATGACTGGGCCATTGTGCCATACGGTTTCACCATTAACAAGACGGAAACCACCAATAAGATCATCCTCATCAGTTTCAATAGTAATGTTTACACGAATAAGTTCTCTATCTAGTTGAGCACATGCTTGCTCTACACCAAAGGTCTTACCATTTCCTGATAAACCTGTAATAAATGTTGGATAGAATTGCTTTGATTGTATTACTTTTTTTACGTCATTAAAAGGACCAAATTTAACAAATGTATTATCTTTTTCTGGAACTAAATTTTGCTGGTGAGATGGTTCAATTGAAGGAGCACTAAAAGACTTTTCAATGTTTTCAACTGCCTTAGTAGTAACTTCAAGATTCCACTTACCTTTACCAACCTTATACTTCTGTATCTTTTTAGTTACTGTTGAATAACCAATGTCATTCATAGCACAAAAAGCACGAACATCAGCAGCAGTGAACTCTGTACCATAGGTACTTTTCAATCCATCAATTGCTTGCTGTTCGGTCATTTTAATTTCAAACATAGTGTAGTTCGTTTCAATACACATATTATAATACAAAAATGGGGGTTGAATAACCCCCAGTGGACACTTTATTAACTGTATTTTTTAATGCTCTCCTCCCACTCTTTCATGCTGCTTTGACACTGACCTTCATTTTCTTTAGGATCTAACTTATCATATCCTTTCATTTTTTTCCAATTATTATACAATGCACCTAATATCCAACTAGATGAAAGACTGTGAGGTCCATTCTCTAATAGTTCAAGATGCTTTTTGTTACTTGTGTAACTTTTATACTCTTCTCTCCAATTGGAGTCATCATAATTTTTGGACATTTTCAGAACCTCCTGCGGAATCAAAGTCATGAATGTTTTCTGAACCACCTATTGAAAAGGGATTGTATTTAGCAGTGGCAATTTCATACATTTTTTCATGTATGGTTTCCTCTTCCTTTTTTTCTACTTTATTATTAAACCACGCTGCTACATCCTCTTCTGGTCTTGGATTTTTTTCTGTCATAGATTTAACCTCTGCTTCCAACTCTGCTAATTTTTCTGGTGGTGCATATCTATTACTACCATTCGCAATAGGCATACTATCGTGTGGGTGTGGAGTATTAAACCACTCTTGATCTGATTGTTTTACTAAAGGTTCTAATTTAAAATCATCACCCCTATGAGATCCAACGAAAATGTTTTTTACGTTTCTTGTTAGGGAATTAAAAATGTTCATACTGTTAACCATAAGTAAATGTTTTTCCTTTGATTTGTGATTGACCCTCTGGGTTTTTACCACCTGCTTTAAATTTACCTACACCAATTCTTTTCTTTTTACCCAATCCACCTTTTCTTGTTGCTGATAGTGTACCAGTTTTTTTGGTTTGTGTCAAAACAGAATCTTGACCATACTTTTTACCAAGTGCTTTTACTGCTTTCTTAAATTTTCTCTTACCCTTTTTACCAGAAGTAACGACGTGACTACGTTCTTTTACTTTAGTTTCTTTACCAGTTTTTTTATCTTTCTCAACATATGAACCCGTTACTTTAGTTGCACCAGGTAAACCCTTACCCTTTATATCACGATCTAATTGTTTAGCTCTTGCACTATTTTCCTTTGCAGATTTATCAGCTCTGGATGCAGACATTGTTGCCATGCCACCTTTATCGGATTTACTTTTGATTCTGCTTAAACTGCTCTCATCTAATCGAGAACAAAACTCTTGAAATGTTATCATGCTACTAGAGAAATAAATTCACTCAGTACCTTTTTATTTAGTTTTTTAACCTTCAGAGACTTGACAAATGCTCTTTTTATTTGTGCTTTTGTTGCGTCTTCATTAACAGAAAACTCCGTATCATCTGCAAGATTTGCTGACGACATAGCAATGTATGCATCATAACCAGATTGAGTAATCACACAACTCTTATTCTTTGACCAATCATTAATAAGTTTTTCATTATATGGTTCATGCATTCTGATAAACGATCTTGCTTCTCTGTTAGATACAACACGAATACCAATGAAATTAACTGTTGGGAAATTATCTTTCAAGTTATTTAAAATAGTATCAGTGAATTGATGCCATGCATATCCAAAGGTATATATCTTACCAAGTTTCCGATCACGTAAAACGCAATAGTTTGGATTAACACCACGACCACCCATATAAGGTTCTGGTTCCCATGAACGATCTACTAGTTTATTATATGGAAGATGTCCTGCTTCACCATCAGTCAACACAATACAATGTGCTTTCTCTACCTTACTTGTTTTTTGGAATTGTGGAATAATTTGATGTAATGCAATTAGACTTTCATTTAATGGAGTTCCAGAAAGACATAATGGACCTGGATACTGGAAGTAAGTATCATACAATCTAGCAAATGCAGCAGATAATCTCCAGATGTTTTTCATCTGATGCTCAAGAGTTTTAGCATTTGTTCTACTGGTGAAAAGATTCATTAAAGAAAAATCTTTCTCAACTGTTAAATTATATTCCTTTTCTTCACAATGAGATGTTAAGTCTTCATATTGACCATCAAAAGTTCTTCTTCTCCACTCATTAGTAAAAGCATAAACCTCAAAAGGAATTTGTACTTTCTTACAGAACCACATAAGATTGAATAGTTGCTTGCAAGTATCATTAAGAACATATTGCATAGAACCAGACCAATCAAGAATGAATATTAATCCATGATTCTTACCATCAGGAAGAACAGTTATCTTCTTGAATAGATCTTCATTGAACTTATAAGTATGAAGACTTCTTGTATCTAAAACTCCAGTACGACTTGTAGTTGCACGAGCATATGCACTTGCAGACTTCTTACACTCAAATTCCTTTACAAGATAATTAACTTCTTTCTGTGCTGACCTCTTGAATTTAGCAAACTCTTCATCAGTAGATCCAAAGAGACTAAAATTCTCTGGAGTATAACCATAATATTCTTGTCTTTCTTTCAGTCTTTCATCAAATCCTGATTGCTGTCTTGCAAAATCTTCATCTATTACTTTATGAACATCTTCATTAGAAGCAATAATAGTATCAAGATTTACTTTAGGAACTTCAAGATATGTATTTTCCATACCATCTGCATCAACAAGATCCTTAAGTTTATCTGCTAATGATTCTGCAGTTCTTACTTCTGGTTCATCTAAAGAATCGCCATCAACATCCAACCCAGTATTATTATCATCGCTACCACTCCCGTCTTCCATAGGAGCATTAGTATCAGACTCAGAAACGGTAGACTCATTATTATCAGTGCTGTCATCAGACAAACCCCCACTACCTTGCATATCGTCCAAAGCATCCTGCTTAGCTTCATCTTGCTTAACTTGAGATTCGGTCTCCTCCTCCTGTTTGCAGAAATTATATAACGCTTCTGCTGCGGATAGGGTTTCATCAAACGTTTCTGCATTTTCTATTAGAGTGATAATCTCCTTTTCAGGAGTTGAAAAAGGTACATTAAGGAACGAACCAATTTTGAAATGTAAATTAGCACGATCAGCAAGATTAAAAGTATTAATATCTTCACTAGCTATATCAAAGAAATCTTTCTCGTTCAATTCATTATATGCGGTATAGAAAGTTTTGGCAAGACCCAAATATTTTCTCTTTATCAACTTCTCAATTCTTGCATCCTCACATACGTTTACAAAGGTTTGAGGAACTCTATCTGTCCAATCCCATCTATCGGGTGTAAAAAGTGCATGTCCCACCTCGTGACCAACAAGCATATCATATACTGCATTACTCGCCTTTTCCCAGAGAGGAAGTATTAATACACGAGTGTGAACATTGAACTGTGCTGTTTCAACCTGCTTGTGCTCTACTATAAGGTCTTCGGTAGCAAGCAACTTTGCCAGTTGAGACTTGATTTCGTACTTTACTGCCATCGGGTGTTTTCGTCTTATATACCTATAATACTAGAAAACCGCCTCTTGTGGGCGGTCTGTAGACACTTTATTAATTGTCTGCGTCTTTCTCTTGCAGAACGTAGTGCTTGTGGTTTAAGTTTTCGTTTGGCATCCTTCTTGGAATGATGCTGCCAGTTTGGGGTGTTCATTGGTCTGGATAGAACTCGGTAAAATCATCCTTGTAATAATTTCTAATATTATCTATATGATTAGAAGTGAGAATAAATTTATTAGACTCATCTTTCTGCATCGGGTATTCTACTTTACGATCAAAGATTAAGTCAACCCCTACTATGCTACTTATCCAAGTGGCAAACTTTTTTTCAAATCCATATTCAAATTTCCAAATCTTAGTTTCATTATTCATAAAATCAATTTGAGGTCTAAACCAATTAGCAGCTTCTGAATGATGCCAACCCAATGCTTTAATAGTGGAGGAAAATATTTTTGGATCTTCCATATCCTTTTCTATATTCTCACCAATATATCTTTTTAAATATATTGAAGCAGATTTAAAACGAGTAATAGGATTTCTAACAATTGAAAAATGAGGTATACCCTTTACCTTCAAATACTTTTCGTAATAATCTTTATGAAAATGTCCTATTTCCATTCCTTCATAGAGATTATACATCTTATCTTCACCAAGATGTAGATCATCCCAATCACATTGATTCTTAAACATTATATTGGATATAATGAATCTACCAGCAGTTCTAGGAATATGTGCAAAGAAAAATCTCTTACCAGTAGGAGAATGTTTAAAAGTGGGCATTATGAAACCATACTACTAAAACCCTTAACTTTCTCAAATTTTGTAACACTATCAAATCTATCTTCCAATCCAACCTTATGTGATATAACAAATATATTAGCATCTTTTATAACATACTTAATAATCTTTAAGAATTCCTCTGTGCCATATCCATCAAGAGAACTATCAAATACCTCATCCATAATAAGGAGATTAGTATTAACAGAGTTTTTCATCCTTGCAACTTCTCTCCAAGTAAACAGAAGTGCTAGGTCAATCCTCATCTTCTCACCCTCACTAAAAGAAGCATAAGAAAAGTCCTCATGTATTGGGGAAGATACAGTTTCATTAAACTCTTCATCAAGAATAAAATTTATATAGAAGTCCATCATCTGAAGGTAACGATTTACCTGTTGATTAATCAAAGGTAGATACTTCTTTATAATCTTAGATTTAACTCCACCATCTTTAAGCAAACCATATGAAAAATCATAATATCTGATGGAATCTTTTTGAGAGACTAATTCGTTATATGTTTCTGATAAATTTTCTTTAAATGATTCTAACTTCTCATTTTCAGTATTTCTATTTTCAAGTTGATTGGTAAGTGTTTGAATTTCATTTTCAAGATCTCTGATTTGTCGCTGACATCCAGAGATGCGAGTATTGTTTTGAGAAATGCCATTATTGAGGTTAGTAATCTCCTTAGATAAATTTTTAAAATGATGCTCTCGCTCTTCTTCTTCTTTAATTGCTTGTTCTAGTTCTTTATAACCAGATTGCAACTCCTTTGCTTTAGTTTGAGCATCTTCGATCCTATTTATTCTAAACTCCTCCTGAATATCCTGATCACAGGTAGGACATACCGTATTCTCTGTAAAGAACTTATGCTCTTTAGTAATCGTTGATACTTTCTGAGATATCTTTCCTTTAAGATTTCCTAACTCACGAAGTTTTTTTGTAGCACCAGTTACCTTTTCTTGTTCATTGATAAGATCTACTACATTACTTTCCGTTATTTCATTATGCTCAATATGAGTACCAACTTCAATTCCCAATACTTTTATCTTACGTCTTTTTTCTTCAATATTTTCTTTACCACGCATTTCCAATTCTTCAATAAAGTTCTCTTGCATCTGAACTTTATCATTGAGAGATTCTTTTTTAAGATTAAGAACTTTTATTTCTTCCTTTCTTTGACGAATCTTATCCTTAATAATATTATTCATTGAAGAAAATATTTTAATATCAAGTAGATCCTCAATAACTTCTCTACGATGAGTATTAGTTAATTGCATAAAAGGAACAAAAGCACTTGATCCCAAAATAACAATCTGAGTAAATGACTTATAGTTCATCTTAATTACATTTTGCTCCAACCACTTCTGTTGATCAGCAGAATGAGAAAACTGATTTAATAATCTACCATCTTTCCATATCTCAAAAATATTTGGTTTAATACCTCTTATAACTTTCCAACAAATTCCATTAACAATAAACTCCACTTCCACCTTACAATCTTTTTCATTAACAGTATTAACCAACTGTCCTTTATTAATCTTCCTAAAAGGTTTAGAGAATAAAGAAAAAGTCAATGCATCAAGCACTGTACTCTTACCTGCACCATTAGTACCAATAATCAAATTAGTAGAATGTTCAGTAAAATTTATTTCACTATATTGGTTACCAGTGGATAGAAAATTCTTCCAACGTACCTTTTCAAATAAAATCATTTTGTTTCAAAGGTGGAATAACAATATCATTTTTAGTTATAACAGTATACCTAAAATCGTTAGTTTCGCAAGTTTTTAGCATTAATTCCTCATCTACTTCAATAACATTCATTTCAGGATAATCATCTTCCTCCAATTGTAATGCAAATCTAACTGCATCATCCTCTTCCTCAAAAAGATAAAGAATTTGCTCTCCTTCAGCATTACCTACAGAATATGCACCATTATTTTCTTCTCCCTTTACGGTGATAATATACATTATACAACCTCACATGCCTCTTGATAAACATCCTGCATAATTTTTTGAACTACAGATTTATCTAAAGATATTTCTGCTTCATCAATATATCTATTGAGAATTGACATAGTATCTTCAGACTCAAAAGGTTCAAAATCATCATGTTGATAGTAACCACCAAACTCAAAATTTTCTACAATTTTAAGTTCGTTTATATTAGAAGCAAATAATTTATCAATAAATTTTTCAAACTTTTTACTATCAGTTTTTTTACGAACAATAAGTTTCACAATCTTACCTTCATATTCTCTAGTATCAAAAGTCTGATAATTAGTATCCTCATAAAAGATCTTATAAAACATCTTATAAGGATTGTTGATAGGAGTATGCTCTAAAGTTTCTGTATCAAAAAGATGGAAACCTCTATCGGTATTATAATCATTCCAATAGATCTCATAAGGATTACCTAAGTAATAGATATTATCATTATTAGATCTTGTATGAAAATGACCAGAAAAAGTTTTCTCAAACTTCTTAAAGTATTTCATATCAAGACCATGATCCATTAGAATCTCTTGAGTTACTATAAAACCATTAAGTTCTAAATGACCCATACAAACAGGAGCCCTTGATTTGTTAATTAATCCAATACTCCTTTCTTGATTTTCCTGATTGATCCAAGGAACAAGGAGAATATTTAAACCACCAACTTCTATACTTGTAACTTCTGAATATATTTTTACATTATCATACTCACGTAATAATAAATCTACAGCATTAATATCATTAGTATTCTTATAATATGCTGTATGATTTCCTACAATAGTATGAATAGTATAATCTCTTAACCTATCATAATAATGATCCTTTGCCCAAGATAAAGCAGAAAAATCTATTCCCTTACGACTATCGAAAGTATCTCCCATATCGATAATCGTATCAATTCCTTCCTTCTCTAAAGTAGGAAAGAAAACATCATTATAGAACTTTAGAAAGTAATCGTGAAAAAGTTTTGAGTTTTTTCTACATCCAAAGTGCTGGTCTGTTATAATTGCAATCTTCATTAATTACGAAGCTTAGCATGTACCGCATCTTTGATTGAATTATAATCTGAATAATTAGATCCGTCAATAGTATTATTATCATCAAACACTTCTTGATAATTAGATCTTTCAATAATTTTATTCTTAATATCTAACTGACGTTTTTCTCTTTGTATTCTGCGGAGAAATGCGTAATGAATAATTTGAGTAAAATAAGCAAAAGGATTTTGAGATTTTTCAGGATTAAAATTATGAATGTACTGAACACAATTTTCTATTCCATCAGAAATCATATCCTCTTTGAACATATAATTAACAAAGTTTGGTTTAAATGATAAATGATTTGCAATCTTTAAAAAACAATCTCCTATGTAGCGAGGTATCATTGGTTTAGTATCCCATTTAGATGCTCTACCTGCTTTATCTGGAGGTTCACCAAATTTCCTAATATAAGTAATTTCTACATCTTCACGATACTTGATTAAAGCAGCAAGGAATTCTTTATTGTTCACATAGTGTTCAGATCTCTTACGTTTTGCCATAGGTCTGATTATTGCCATAAGTCTTTATCACTACTATGTATTATTATAGCATTTCTACACATAGTTGACAAGGTACAAAAATAACAGTAGAATAACTCTGTTGGGGTTAAAGATCAGGTATTAGGCTTCTTTGGTTTATTAAGCTTATAGAGTTTTTCTAAAAGTTCTTTAGCATCATTTACGTTAGATATATAACCCATTTTTCTATTTAAAGGTTCTTGGTTTCCCATTTCGTTTTGTGCGTGGCGAACAAAATTTTGATACATTAATATAATTTCCATATCATTAGATTCAGACATAGTAATAACTTTATCCATATCCATAACAAACATATCTTCTCTTGTTGTCTTTAACCAAGGTTCTACTTTATATCCAACTAAACCTTTCTTCATTTTAATTTCAGAAACAATAACTGGATGATGAAGTATTAGCATAGTTCGCCCTTCTTCTTCAGAAGCTGCTACTTTAGCAAATACCTCTTCACCCGAATTTAATTTTAGTGTTGCATAAAAATCGTCTTCTATCATTGTTTTAACTGAATTGTAATTATCTCATAGTTGAAATTTTCTTCATTGTAAATTTTGATCCTTTCTATGAAGTGGTTTAATGTATAATTTCTTTTTGACCCTTTAGTGCAGTCATCAGAAATATCATATAGTATCGCTTTTACTTTGTTAGTGCCTTTCCTGAGAACTCTGCCAATGGATTGGAGATTTCTAACTCTGGACTTGGAGGGACTGGCGAAGATGACGTTGTGCAGCCGCTTAATGTTGATCCCAGTACTAAAAGTGCCATAACTGGCAACAATGATTGCATCTTTTTCATTTTCAGTAATCTCCCTAATAGATTCTCTTTGTTCAGCATCTACTCCACCATGTACAAAAAATACTTTACGGTCAGTATGCTTACTATTATTTATTAAATCATAAAGAACTTGTCCGTGTGCTTCTACCCTACTATACAATACAAGAGTATTTCCTTTTAGATCTAGTGCAAGATTTTTTATAAAATTATTTCTTTGTTCATGTGAAATTAAATATTCTATTTCATCATTATAAGTATCAAATTTTTGAGGAGTATGTTTAAGAACAAGACATTGAATATCTAATTGAGAAAGATGTCCCTGTCTCATTAATTCATCAGTCTTTGTTACTTTATATGATGGACCAAACAATCCTTCCAATACCCATTTATGAGTCTGTGTTCCATCAAGTGTTCCAGTAAATCCATATCTATATTTTGCAGAGTCTAATTTTGTCATTATAGATATTAAAGACTTACTCTTAAAAAGATGTGCTTCATCCCCAATGATCACATCATAACCTTTGAAGAATGATCTTTCTAATTTGTAAACAGATTGCCAAGTAGTAATAGTAACAGGATATTCATTCGTCTTTTCTTTTCCAGAATATATACGGTGACAGTATGAATCAGCATCCCAACCATAATCAAAAAAGTCTTTATACATCTGCTCTACAAGAGATGTCGTGGGAACAACTAAAAGGATTTTTTGTTCTTTCTCTACATAATACCTTACAAGAGAATAAATCATCAAAGATTTGCCTGAAGCAGTGGGTGATATCAATAGCTTTCTATTATGTTTTAAAGCATCGTATACTCCCTGAACTTGATATTTCCTTGGAGAATGATTGCAAATAGATGACATATAATCTTTAACACCCTCATATGATATACCCTCATTTTCTTCAAAGGGTGTACCATAATATTCATTATCTACAAACTTATAAGTATAATCATTCCTATTACAAAAAGAAACTATACGATCCAATAGACCAACATAAATTCTTTTTGATCTTAAATCAAATAAATGTATTTCTCCATTCCAATTGCGATTTCTGTATTGAGGCATAAACTTTGCCCCTTCAACTTGAAAAGTAAAATGATCCCTCAGTTCATACTCAATATGAGGCTCAGCATTTACTGTTAAAAATACTTCATTCGCTTTGGATATAACAAGATTGGCAGTTGTGTCAATCACCTATTCCATAGCATCTATGGGTATTTAGTTACCCCTGTCAACCCATCCCAGATTGAAATCTCATATACTCAATAGCATTTTTAATTTGAAATGTTCTATTCTGTATTACTTTAAGAATACTTTCAATATAAACAAGCATAGTATCATAGTATTCTATCTTAAGAGATGATGTTGAAAGTTTGTTATCAGCATCAAGATACTTCTGCATCGTATCTTTATCTCTTATCTTTTTTGGAAATGGATTCTCAATATAAACGTCTGGGTCTGCTTTTCCACTAAAATATTCATACCGTTCATGACGGATATTCTTTCTTTGTTGATCTGCTTTTTTTCTTAGTAAGAAGATTGTATTATATAATTCAAAATATTTTGCATGAAGAGAGGGGATATTCAATGACTCTGTGTGCAGATTATCTGGATCTATCTTTGCATCTTTTTCCCACATCTCTTGAAGTTTATCAAGAGTAATACTCATAAATCGTTATTTTCTAAATCAGTTAGGTTGTATATAGTATACTTGAAAGTTGCCTCTGCTGTAAAGTACTCTATATCAGTATCGGTTGCATCAAATGTAATTGTAGATAATGATACTGGAAATAGATCTTTAAAGTTAACATTGAACTTAGCAACCAAGTTACTACTTAAAATTTGAAGTGTTCCATCAGAATAAATGTTATCTCCTTTATTTGCGAAGGTTGGTTTTATAATTGCTTCCTTTTCAAGATCTTTAAAGTCTTTCATACTATCTGGAAAACCAAGACCACGAATCCATCTTTGCAATTCCATATAGTTAACAAGATCTTCATCAACAAGAAATCTAATACTTAAATCACCAAAATCTATCTTATCACCTGGTGTTGGAATATCTCTCAAGTAAGTTGGTTGAGTTGCTACACCAAGATCCATTGATGGAATATTTGCTTGATTGCAGAAGAATGCAGCTGCTGGACTTCTCTTAAGTGAGAATTTAAATCCAGTTGGTGCTAAGAAATTCCTATTACTTAAAGGAGTTCCTGGTCTATCTGCAGGGGGTTTTCTAACTGCCATTAGTTCTCATCTCTATTCATTTGCTCCTCAAGTTTTGCTTTTGCAGCTTTAACTCCAGCAAGTCTCTCTTCAAGAGTATCTTCCCAGAAACTATACATTTTAAGTTTTCTCTTTTGTCGATCTTCACGACTCATTTTAGTTTTACAAAACATAGTAGAAAGCAGGTCTCCTATGTTATATTTAGACAAAAAAAGAGACCCCCGAAGGAGTCTCTTTGATGAAGGATATATATCCTTTCTTCTTACATGAGGTTCTTAACAGCAACTCTTCTGTAGTAACGGTTAGCGTTAGTAGTAAGAGCACCAGCACCCTGAGTTGTACCTTCAGCGAATGGATTAGCGACCATGCCGTAGCGAGTCTTAAATCCGATTTTTGGCTGGAAGGTGTTTTCTCCCACTGCACGAACCATCTGTAGTGGAACGTAAGGGCAGTAGAATATTCCTGCGTCATAAGGAGATGAACCCTTATAACCAACAACATAGTACTGATTACCACTATTTGTTGCAGTGTTACCTGAAGCAAGGTTAGCAGCATATGGGTCGATGTACACTCTGTACTTACCTTGTAGAACACCAGCAAATGTATTGCCTGTGTCATCAACATTAAGGTTAGCATTAAGTGCAGGTGTGTAGTCAAGTACACCAGCCATTGTTAGAGCACTAGCAACGTCTGCAGAGCAGAGGATGATGTTACCCTTTCCACGACGAGTTCTTTGTGCGATTGCGTTAGCATCTCTCTCGATCTGGAACAATAGACCTTTGAACTTCTCAACTGACCATCTACCATTGGAGTCAATGTCTAGGTCAAATACACCAGCAGAAGCTGTGTTTGAAACAGCACCTTGCTCTGCAACCTTGTAGATAGTTCTAATGACTTCCCTGTTGATTTCAGCAAGGATTTCAGTAGAAAGGATGTTAGCAAGTTCTGCCTCTGCATTCAATCCGTGGATTGCTTTGAGGTCTTGAGCTAGTTCTAAACTGTACTCAGCTTTCAACGCACGAGACTTGGCGGTAACTGTGACCTTCTCGATTGAGAATGCCATCTGGTTGAAGTTATCACCAGAAGTACCTAAATCTTCAGCGTTGTCTGTACGCATACCCTGACCAACGTTGTAGTCAGTTTCTGTAGCAGATGAAGTTGGGTTTAGAACAGATGGGTTCTGCTGTGCTTTCTGAGCAGTAGTACCCATACCAGCTGCAGCTGAAGTCCAACCTTGAGTAAGGTCAAATCCTTCGTTCTGTCCAGAGAATCCTGTATCTGCTTCGTTGTAGAATGATTCGGTTCCACTCTGAGAAGTGTAACGAGAACGCATTGCGAAGATTAGTCCAGTAGGACCAGACATTGGCTGAACACCAGCAAGGTCATATGCGACCAAGTTTGGCATTGAACGTCTAATCAATGAGATTAGAACTGGGTCGAAACCAGCTGTTGGACCTGTAGCTGTTGCACTAGCACTGAAACCAGCGTTAGCACCAGATCCAGTACTATTGGTTGGAGTTTCGTTCAACATTCCACTTTCTTGGAATGAAGATGTCTCTCTTAAAAATTTTTCTTGATTTTCTAACAGGACTGCGGTAACGGCTCTACGATGAGGATCTTCGATTTTATCGACTCCCTCATACTCTAGAAGAGGCTTCCACTTTTCCTGCAACTGTTCTGATTGGAACATTTGAGGTTTACCTAATAAGTTTACGTTTGATTAATTTTAAAATCAGTTTTTGTTAAAACTGCCCAAAGTTCTGAGGTACGCACTCATAGAGTTGGTAATATCACCAACACCTTCTGAGTTGTCTACACCCTCGGAAAGGGTCTCAGTTTTAGCTTGTGGAGAATTTGGTTTTGAAGCGAAATAAGATTCCTTCAATGTCTCCAACTTGTCACGATAAGATTCTTCACTTTCAAACTCTACACTTTCGGCAAGTGAAGCGAGCTTCTCTTTCTGTGTGGACGCTAATCCATCAGAAACAGTTTCAAGGATACCATCAGCAACAGACTCAGCGAGTCTCCTGTTTAGTCCGATATTCTTTTCTATTTGCTCATTGAGCTTGGTTTCCATGTCATCAAGTTTTTCTACCATACTCTCAAGGACATCGTATTTATCTTCAGGGATTTGTACATAATGTTCTTCAAAAAGACTCTTCATTCCTTCAAGGAATGATTCTGTCATCTCTGACTTAAGACCGTTTTCAACGGCAATTTGGTTTTCTTCAAACCATTCGTCAGCAACATATTCTAAATAAGAATCAACTCTTTCTGCAAGTGATTCTTTTGCTGCTTCTACTTCTTCAGCAATTCTTTCTTGTTGCTCTGCTTCAAGGGCTTCCTTGACTTCAGCAACTTTTGCGTTAATAGCAGCTTCGAAAATTGTTTTTGCTTTCGCTTTGAAATCTTCGGAAAGATCTTCTCCACCAAGTAGAGCATTGACATCTTCTTCCATGTCATACTCTTCAACGGTTTCTTCTTCTGCAACGACTTCTTCAGTAGGTGCTTCGTTTTCTGCAACGACTTCTTCGTCTGTAGCAGGTTCTTCAGCTACAATTTCTTGATCTTCAAGTTCCACGTCTTCTTTAGCAGTTTTACCTTTGCGGTTAGTGACTACATCACTTACCTGTTTTAAATTACCACCAGGTGTCTTCAGCTTTGCTGAATCGTCATCCACCTTATAATTTTCTGGGGTTGGACCTCCAAGGTCTTCCCAATTTCCAGCAGATGTATCTATTGGTTCTCCAGCCTTAGCATTTGCATTTACTGCAGTTTTGGATTGCTTTGTGCCTGGATCCATTTCTTGTAATTGTTTGCCACGAGACATGTGAAACTCTCCGATTTGTGCTATCTAAATCTATATTTATTTAGAAGTTTTATAAGTTTGATAAGAAATCATTAAATAAGCCAAGTTTTTGCTCATCTAATTTCTTTTGTGTTGTTAGGGTATTAATCTGTTTGTAAGTTTTTTCTGCGAACTTCTCACGCAAAATTCCTCCATCCCAGACCCAATCTTTTCCTTCCATAATACCTTCAACGAAAGCATCAGGAGCAGAAGGATCAGCAACAATGTCAGCAGCAGTTGCCAACATAAAGTCGTCACCGACTATATTAACACCTTCTCTTGTTTGCTTCAAAGAACCAACACCACGAGAAGATACTCCTAGTTTTACTCCTTCCTCAACAAGGGAAGCAGCAATTTTACCCATTGGTGTACCAAGGATTTTCGCCTTACCAATGAAATTGGATCCATTCTCTTTTAAAGAAACGATCTTATGTGATACTCGGTCAAGGTTGACAGTTGGACCATCAGGGTGACCAAGTTCCCCAAGTGCTCTACCACTTAAAACGTGGTTTTCATTATAGCGACCAACTTCTCTACGAAGGGTCTCCATTGGATACATTCTACCATTGCGGTTTTTAATGTTTCCCTGTAAGAACACACCCTCTATATACATTGATTTCTTGCCGTTCTTTTGTTCGACTAGAAATTCAACTGATTCTATTTCTTCTCTAATAAGTTTCATTAGAATTCTCCGTAATTATGCGGGGGAAGATGGGTTAACTTGCTGTACATAAACTGAACCAATTCCAAGATGGGTTATTGTTCCAACTTTAAATGATCCTCTTAACTCAGCATATCCAGTTAATGTTGCTGGATTACCTGTAGCAGAATTGTTATCAACTACAATTCTTTCACTATGATATCCTGAGAAACCTGGAGTACTATCAATAGATTTTACTATTTTATGTGTAAAATCATAATCTGATTGACCAGTAACTGTTAATGAAACAGCATCTCCAACAGAAAACTGTGATGCAACACCTTCTGGCATATCAAGAGTTGTAGTAGCACCAGTAGTAATACCACTAATCTTTTGCGATGTAGGTTTGCCTAATGCAATTGTTGCTGGATTATCAGGAGTCACCATATAATCAGCACGAGTAGCAGTCGGAAAAGTGCTTATTGCAATGTGTGCAAAAGTACCAATTGCTACAACTCTTAAACTATCAGTTTGATGTGCTATTGCATCTGTTCTGTTATTAACAGGAGTACACGCAATACTCACGCAATTCCCTACAGGTTTATGTGCCATTATCGTGAAATGTTCATGTTATTCTTATTTATTAAAATTACTCATCACCAACTTCAGCAGATACTGCTTCTTCTTCAGACTCTTCTTCGCTATCATTTTGACCAAATAAACTTGCAGCAGCATCTGGTTTATATGCATCTACTCTTTCTGCGGTTTTTGCAAACAGCATATCTTTGATCTTATCGCTAATTTGAGAAGGAGATTCGTCCCTAGTAATCATATCCATCAATTCAGCTTGTACTTCATCCATATTGGGTTTCATAGTAATTTATCACTAAGTAATCGTTTATTATTTATATTTCCCCACCTTTGGGCATCTCAGGTGCCTTTGTCGCAGCTCCTTGAGATTCCAAATCAGGTTCAATAGCAGGATCACCAAGACCCATATCAGCAACTTGATCTAAAGGAATTCCAGTTTCTGGATCAGTTGGAATAGAAGGATCTGGTACAACACCATCCGCAATTTCCTTCTCCATGATCTCATTCTGTTCAATAATTTCCTCATCTGTCTGACGAAGAATCTTACGTCTTACATAATCCTGTGAGAAGTATCTTCCAATATAGGGTTCTGCTACTGCAACATTATTAAGTCTTTCTTGTAAAAGTTCTGACTCTTTTAATTCGGAGAAGTGATTGTCGTATAAGAAGTCATATTGTATATGCTCTGACATTACTTCCCAATCTTCTGGAGTAATGATATTCTTCAGAATTAATTGTGTCTTAAGCATATCATTAAACATATTTGAGAATCTCTTTCTCAAACGTGCAACAAACTTAGTAAACTTAAGTTCATCTCTCAATATCTCTGAGGATCTTCCCAGATTGAATCCTCCTTCTCCATCCATTCTTGATGGGGGTACATTGAGCGACCTATATAATTTCTTTTTGAAGTACTCAATATCCGTGATTTCACCAAGGTTTTGACCTCCTGGAAGAGTAGAAATTTCAGTGCCACGACCTCCTTCCCTTCTAGGGAGCCAGAAATCTTCAAGCATTGCCATGTACTTCTTGTCATCACGGATCTCTCCTGTGTTAGCGTCGTAAACAAGCTTGTTCCGATATCGCATCATCACATCTCTGAGATATTGCTCTGCCTTGACTTTAGGTAAATTACCTACATCTATGTAGAAGATTCTACGTTCTGGAGCACGAGATAATCTGTATATTACAAGACTATCCTCAATCATCCTAAGTTGGTTGATTGATTTAATTGCCTTATGAAGATAACCAAGAGTACATCCTTTATTCCTATCTACCAATCCACTGGTACAATACACAATGGAATCCTTAGTCATTTTAATTCCTTGAGTTGCACCAGTTGCATCTCTGGCACCAGTTGGATACTGTGACTTTGGATTGTATATAAAGTACTCTTCTATTTCAGGCCAATCATAATCCATTGGATTATCATTCTGAAATTTTTGAACAGCATTTAATCTATCATCTTTTTTCTTTTTTGCTTGACGAACATAACGCATTTTCATTGCGTCAATATAACGTAATTCTTGAATTCCTTCTTGCGGTTTCTTTACATCAATTATTTTATGATAATATATTCTGCCATCAATATACCAATTCCTATAAATTTCATGTGCCTTTTTATCAAAATCTAATAAGTCTTTGATGTATTTAAATTCTTCTCTTACCTTTTTCTTAATACCATCACTCGCATTTAAATGATCTAAATCAATTTCAACAGGACTATCATTTGTATCTGATACAATTGCTTCATTTACAATATCTTCAATAGCACTATCCGCTTCTGGATGAAGTGCCATCTCACGATATCTTTTAATAAGTTCAAATTCAGTTTTAAAAACACCCTCAATATCTACATATGAACCAAAAAAACCACTACTCATATAGTGATCAGACCCGTCCTCGTTGTTTGGAGGTACGGGTGAGACCGACGTTGGAGATAGTGGTTCATTGTCCTCTATCGAGAACCCAAATAATTTGGCCATAATTAATTTAAAAGTTTATCCTATTACTATTTAGCTACCCATTTGGAGACCCTGCTCCAGCTAAGGAGAAGGAGTTGACTTGGAATTCAACTGTAAATTCTTCAAGTGCATCTGAAGAATCGTATGATAGGTCAATTGGTGAAACCGCAGTTGGGAAAATGTCGATAAATTCATACTCTTTAAGTACTGAATTTGCTTCTCCATTATCAACTGCAGTATTTCCAGCAGTACCAGGTGATGAACCTCTACCTAATTGGAATACTTTCGCATTAACCATATATGCATTTGGGTTAACATTACCTATATTATCACTCAATTTCGCCATTTTTTCAACCCATTGCTCCATAGCATTTCTAATCTGGAAGTTTTCATCGTTAATAACGGTGACACTCCAAGGGTCAACTGTTCTGTCTCCAGCTACTTTGAAAATACGACCCCTAAATGGGATATCAATCTGTGCAATATTTGAAGCAGGTAATGTTGCTGCTTTGCAAAGATAAGTGAAGGTTCGTTGAGCATTTTCGGGCCAACTAACTCCGTCAGGTAATGTCGCTAATTCGACCTCAAATAAATTTGGTCTTGCACCACCGCCCACAAGTTGCGACTTGAAATTTGCGATGGTTTTTACTGGTCTGGATGTTGCCATTTTTTAAGATCCTCCTGTGAAATATTTAGAGTTAATTAAACCCTGCCCACGACCTCTTCGAAGCTAACACCAGTACGTGTAGCAACGAATGTCAAGGTAATGAAGTTGATGCTCTTCGCAGGCTTCAGGAAGATGTCTGCTCGGAATTCGTTGTTATCAATGATATCAGGTGTATTATTTGTGGTGTCACAAACAACAAGGAATCCGTAAAGTCCTCGTTTTGCCTGAATATCACGAAGATATGGTTCAACGATGTTTCTAAAGTTTGCTCTTGTTAACTCATCGTTAAGTTCGAAGAGTTGAGCCTGTGCTGCTTTCTCTAATGCTTGCTCAATTGTTAGGAATAAACGACGAACGTTAATTCTATCAAACGCTGATGCATATGCGAGTGCAGTCTTATCACCGAATAGAATTGTTCCTACGCCAGGTGTGGTTATGAAGGAGTTAATTCTACTTGGATAAAGTTTGTCTCTTTGTGCCTTTGTTGGATTATATGCAAGTTTGATTCCATTATTAAGTACACCTCTTTGCTGACCTGCTGGTGAGAACCAAGGATAAGCAGTGAGACTTGTGCGACACATCATTCCAGCAACGTCTGCGTTACAAGGAATGTATCTGAATTCATTATTAAATCTGTCATAAGTGTACTTGTAACCACTATCGAATACACCGTAAGATGAAGAACTTAGCGGTCCAAAGAAGTTAATTACGTTATTTGTCTGCGTAGTTGTGTTTGTTACATTAACTACATTTGCTCTATGAGGACTGATGACTGCCATACAATCTTTTCTATCTCCAGCAATTGTAAGCAATTTATTTGCTTTTGCTTGAGACTTGTCTTCAGTAGTACAACCAGGTCCCATTATTAAGTAATCAACTTCAATTTCATCCTTATTACCAAATAGATCATAAGATGTCATTAAATTAGCAAGGGTTGCAGACATTCCCTTATTTGCACCATAATCAACACCACCACCAAGTGTATATGTTACATTTCCAAGTGAAGAATATGTAACATCCTGTGCATTTAGACCCCAAAGACTATCAGCATTCGTAACTGGTGTGAATGATGTTCCTGAGAATCCAGTTGCTCTTGGAGCAGTTTCATGGTAAGTATCTATTGCGTTTGATGCATTATATCCTGCATAAACATATTGCGAATTATCTGCAATATAATTCTTATACCAAACTTTTTCAGGAGCATTTACATTAGATACTCCATCCTTTGCTTTAGATAAGAATGTATGCTTCTCAAGAGTATTACCCTTAATTCCTGTTACATTACCCTCATCGTCAACAACTACAATGTGCATTCCATCACCCTTACCATTCCTATCTGTTGTATAAACATTAGATGATGGTTTTGGTGCAATGGATTTCCAGAAGATTGTCGCATTAGTTAGACCCAACTTCTGCTCATCATACCAATCAGTCTTGGATACTACAGTTGGAGAAGCACTTATTTCTTCATCTGTACCTACAATATGTACAGTTCCTGTTTTAAACTCAGCATAGGTAGAACCTTCTTTATAATCTGCAAGAGTTTCTGTTCCACCAATTGTTACTAACCTTTTAAAGGTAACAGCAACACCAGCACTAACACTTGAACTGTTAACTACAGCACCAAGAGTAACGAAGGTATCTCCAATAGAAACAATTGAATGACTAGCATCATTAGCAGATAAACTACTAATTCCTGGTAGAATTGGTTTTACAGTTATTCCTGTTCCAGTAGAAAGTCCAGCAATACTATTTGTGTATATTCTATTAGTAGCAGCAAGTCCAGCATTAATTGATGTGGTATTAAGTACATCCGTATATGATGTACTTGATGCTGATACCCTTGAAGTAAATTTAACATCAACTGTACTATTACCACCAATAGTATCAGTTGTAACACCAGTGATAATACCTTTAATATACCCTACAAATCCATCAGTTGAACCTGCACCTGGAATTGAAACTTTATTTGCTTGAGTTCCTAAAGAAGCAGTTATTCCATAACCAATAGTCAGACCAACTCCAGCAAGGTTTGATGTATTGATTCCAAGTATCTGGTCTGCTAAGTCATCAATCTGACAAACCTTTATTCCATTACCCCAAGTACCTGGGTTTTTAGCAGCATAAGTCCAATTTGTTGTATTTTCCGCATTATTTTTATAATCGTCATAGTTCTTAACTTTACCATAAGTAGAACTTGTTGAAGCAATACCAACACCTGCGTTAGCATTGTTTAATAGATCTCCATCGGTTCTGACTACTTTTAAAACTCCACCATATGTTAAGTATGATGATGCACTCATCCAATACTCATATTGACGGTCTGTAGAAAGTGGTTTACCAAACGCACTTATAAAATCTTCTTCTGTGCTGATGTCAATTGCTTCATCAACAGGTCCAATTTGGAAAGGACCAGCGATTGCACCAATATTATCTAATACATTATCAGCTCTTCCTACTGTTAAATCAACCTCCCTTACCAGTACTCCAGGAGATAATTGAGGAGTGGCCATGTTTTTCTCCGATGTCTCATTTGTCTGAAAATATTTATTCTTTAGAACATTTTCAATGGGGAAACTTGGAGTGAACTACCAATCTGGATATTCCCAATCTTTAATTTTTGGTTTCTTATGATCTACAATTCTTTTAATAGTGCATTCTTTACATTCATATGACCATGATGATGGAACTGGTCCTCTCTTCTTTCTGGTTCTATAAAAACCATCTATTAAATTTTTAGTTTTACCACAAACTCTACATCTTCTATCCTGTAACAATAGATGACCCAATTTAATTTGATCATCAATTTCAATCATAGTACCTGTATTACTCCATAACAATCAGGGATTTCATGCATTAATTTACTTTCTATACCCTGCTTCAAAGTAATAGCACTCATTGCACAAGTAGAACAAGCACCACCCAATCTAACTTTAACAAAATTAGTTTCGTGTTCTATTTCTACAAACTCAAGAAAACCTCCATCTGCTTCTATGTACGGAAGTAATTCTTCTAGGACTTTGATTACATTTTCTTCAGTAAGTTCCATTTGGAGGTCCTGCTACACGGGGTTTGCTGTCTGGTACTTCATGTGGATCCATCTCTCCTTTTGGTAAGTAAGCAAGTTCACGCATTGCCCTAACTGAGGGATCACTTGTAACATTAGTGGGCAATCGTCCAAGAGCGACATTATCATAGTTGAGTGAGTGCCTATCGAATGTAGAAAGTTCATATTCCTCCGTCATACTTAAACAATTGGTAGGACAGTATTCTACACAGTTTCCGCAGAATATACAAGCTCCAAAATCAATTGAATAGTTTCTTAGTTCTTTTTTCTTTGTTTGTTTGTTCATCACCCAATCGACTACTGGGAGATTTATTGGACATACCCTAACACATACTTCACAAGCAATACACTTATCAAACTCATAGTGAATACGTCCACGATACCTTTCAGATGGTATCAGTTTTTCATAAGGATACTGTATTGTTACAGGTCTCCTTCTCATATGATCAAAGGTTACTTCTAACCCTTGTAACATATATTTAGCAGTATCTTTTATTTCTTTTAAGTAATTAAAGATTGCTTTCATTGCATTGGATGGAATAAAAGATCTGGGAAGAAGTAATTAAACTCTATGAGTATGACTGCTGTAATAGTTAACCAAATGGTTGCTACAACTGGTGCAGATCTAAACCATTTAGTATAAAAGATTTTAAATAGGTTATTCATCGTTGGACATCGTGAGCACAACCATCACCAGTATAGTCATCACTATCATAATACCCTCCTTTGGTTCCAAAGTAAAGTGATAATGCCACGAATGGTAATGCTGCTGCTATTAAGAATGTTTCTAAAATCATTATTGATACTCCCACATATGCGACATATCACCATACTCATCAGTAAACCATCTATCACCTTCAGGGTCAACGAAACTATTATCATCAGTTCCATCAATAATAAATCCAAAAGGTGCCATATCCTGTTCTATTGCATTCTTTTGTTCTTCATACAATCTCTTACGAACATCTTGATCAGTAAGTTCTTTAAAATAATCACTTTGAACTAACCATGCATATATTACTAAACACATTGCAAGGTCATCATTACATCCTTCTTCTGCTTCAAATGAATTATGTTTTTGAATAAAGGTTGTAAGTTCAGATATAATATCATAATCATTAAATATAATCTTATCTGCTTCTATTAAGGTTTTTAAATTTAATGCACCAACCTTTTTAACCGTCTTTGACATCTTAACTCCAAGTTGTGTCTTTTTACCAGAGAATCCCTGACCCACAACTTGACCTGCTCTACCTCTCATAGAACACATAAGAAGATTTTCATACTCAAAATCAAAGTTTAGAATGGATGCAACTTGATCTCCAATATCATTTACCTCACACATTATAAATGCTTTATTATAATTCTTTGCTAACTCCCAAATAACATTAGGGAATAGCATTGGTTTAACTTCATTATTCCTATACTTCGCTACTATCTTATGAGGAAACTCTGTAATATCAACAACAACAAAAGCAGAATAATCTTCACTAACTCCTCTTGCCACGTCAACTGTCATTACATAATCATGTCCTTTAATAACATCTTCATATACATCAAGTCCAGCATTTCTTGTTTTAGGTTCTTCGTAAACAAGAGTTCTTAATTTACTTGGTGCGATAAGAGTATCAACAGATCCTAAGAATTCGCATTCAAACTCAATCTTAAATTGTTGATCGGATGTGTTAGCAATAGTTTGTCTCTTCCATTCCTCATCTCTACCTGGAACTTGAGACCAATGAACATCAGTTGGAATATATTCGTTCTTTCCTCTTTCAGCATCGTGCCAATACCTATAGAAATGATTCATCCCGTGAGGGGTTGAAACCATTATTACTTTGGTAGTTTTACCAGACGTAATAGTAGGATAAACAGAACTAAAGAATGCTTCTGCGATATGATTTGGGACAAAGGCGAACTCGTCGAGGAAAAGGATATTGAACGACATGCCTCGGACAGCACTTGCAGACGTAGAAGCAGCTAGTATCTTTGATCCATTTTCCAACTCCAGAGATCCTTTATTCCAAGATACAATTCCTTGTTGCATCCATTTAGGTAAGTTTTCATATGCTGTTTGTAATCTTCCTAACAAATCTCTGGCAGTTGCTGCCTTGTTTGCCAATATACCAATATTAACACTATCGTTAAAAACGCAATAATGTAATAGATATGATACAGACGTAGTAGACTTACCAGTCTGACGAGGCATCTTACAAATATTAAATCTATTCTCGTGGAAGTTTTTAATTAACTTCTCTTGAAAATCATAAGGATGAAATTGAACAAGTCCCTCATCAAGAGAAACAATTTTCATATAAGTTTTAGCAAAATATACAGGGTCAGCTGCACATCTCATAAATTCTTCAATCTGTTCCTGAGTAAACTCTTGAGGAACATTTGCCTTTTTTAAATTGGGATTACCTAAGTAAATATCATCCATAATAAAGCCTCCTAAGTCATTTCATATTTACCGAATTCTAATGGTTGTTGTAATTTCATTTGTTTATCATGATCTATGGTTTTTTTAACTAATTCTAATGTTTTTTCTAAATTCTCTACTTTCTTTTCTAAATCTTTAGTTTTATTATCCTCCGACTTGGAGGAGTGGTGCTCCTGGTTCATAGTTGGAAATCTCGTAGTTCCAGAGTTTAGATCCAGGATACACTTTTCTCACTTGATCCAGGACTTCTCTGCGTGAAGGTACTTTAACCGACGGGAAAAACATTTTTATCATATAGTTTTTTCCTCGCCAAGCCAAGTACACGTCGATAATATTACCGACTTTATTATAGTTGGGTAAACGTGTTGCTTCGTTTAATGTTTGCATTTCGTTACACATCATATAGATATTTATATTTTTCTATGTTAGAGTAAGTGATTTTACTATTTTAAATACAGTTGAATCACTTGAAGTAGGAGTCACTAATAGTCTTACATTACCACTATTAATGTCAGCGTCAAACGTTGCAAGAGTTACTCCAGTCTTAATAGTTCCAAATTCACTCATGAATACATTAGTCCCATCGTGTAAAACATTCATGGTCGTCACATGATATTGAGATCCTCTTGTTACTTGAATTTGATACTGTGCGGATCTATATGTAGCTGCTGTAAATGTATCTGCAGCAGCTTCTGATGTAGAAGTTTTTGTAGATGCTGCTGATTGTATAGCAGCAACTGATGGACCTCTTCCAAGTTGTAATCCACCACCAGCAGTAACAATACCAACAGAATCTATATTAGTTACATCCTCATATGTTATTGTACCACCTACAGATAAACTTCCACCAACGTGCATACTTAATGCAACACCAACTCCACCATTAATAACTAATGATCCAGTTGATACTGAAGTTGAATTAGTAGTATCTGTATATGTACTAACACCACTGATTTGTAAATTTTTGAATACAGATGTTCCTGTAGTGCTAATACCTGCAATAGTACTAGTGCTTGAAAGAGCAGTACTTGCTATACCAACCCATTTAGAAGTAGATGAATTATAAATTAATAATTCATTATTGGTACCATCATGAGTTACATCGTCAAGATCCTTTATGAATCCTGCACCACCACCACCGATGGATCCTAACTGATACTGTACTCTTTCTACAAATAACTTATAATGTTGCTGTAACTGATCAAGAGTAACAAAATTCTGATCTATTGGTGTAAGAGGATCTTCATTATTAGTATCCTTTGGATCATCAAGTAATCCTTCCTCATAAAGATCTTTTAATTCATGTTGCTTCTCTTTTAATTCTTCAACAAGTTTATATAATTCACTTACATCTAAAGTAGTATTTTCATACTGATGATTCAATTTAGAAATATTTCGATTAACATCTCTTTTTAAACTATTAATAGTATCATCATAATATTTTGGTTTAGGTAAGTTCTCAATCTCTTCTGATAAACCATCAAAATACCCTTTAAACAAATCCTTACTTTCAACAGTTTTTCTGTTAAATTCTTTTACTTCTTCATCTACTTTCTGTTTTAAAACATTATAGTGACTAAGTATTTGTTTCTTTAATTTTCTATCATCATCTTTAAATTCTTTATGATGATCCCAAATTCTAAGAGCAGTTTCTCTTAATTCTTCATATATTTTTCCTTTAGTTTCTTTTAAATTGTTACTTGCTTTTTCAAATTCAACTTTATTCTCAAAATCCTTAAGATCAAAATTTTCTGAAATCTCCTGAATTTCCTGATCTATTCTACCTCTAATAGAATCAAGATTATCATTTACTTTTACAAAGTCAGAATCAATAACACCAAAAGTTTTTCCTATCCAAGAAAAATCTGGAACTTCATTAACCTCATTAACCCATTTTGGAAATACGGGTACAGATTCTTTTACTGCAAGAATGTCTTCTTTAAGAGATTCTAAATCTGACTCATAATACTTTGGTTCAGGAAGGTTTACAATATCTTCCTTAATGACCTTAATCTTTTCCTCAAGGTCATTTACCTGTTCATCATAATATTTTATTTCTGGAATATCAGCAGCATTACGATCTATCTCTTCTCTTAAAGAAGCAATCTCTTCATCATAATATTTTATTTCTGGTATCTCTGGAATACTATCTCTAACTTGTACTACCTGTTCAGATAGTTTTTCTAATTCATTATCATAATATTTTATTTCTGGAATATCTGGAATATCTTTTCTTACGTCATTTATCAGACGTACTATCTCCGTTAAATCTTGTGCTTCTTCTTCTACAGAACACGGTGTAGTATCTTCTATTTCCTCTTCATCTTCTTCCTTCTCAATAAAGTCGTCTACTGAGGGTAATTCTTCTTCTTTTATAAAATCATCGACTGATGGCAATTTACTCTCAAGTAAATCATTTATCGACGGTAACGTATCCGACATTGTATTAGTAACGTATGTACTTTAGGATTTCTCTCCTTCTATTATTTAGAATCTTTTGGTAGTCCGTTCTTTAATAGTTTTTGCAACTCTGCAGTTGATCCAACAAACAGTGCATTATTAACTGTAGATGGTCCTTTAGATTGTTTCTCTTCTTCCACGTCTTTCAATTTCTTTTGAAGATCCATCAACTTATCAGTTGCATCAGATACACTCTTGATTAACTGACCAGCAACTTCATATGCTCTTGGCATATCACTATCTTGAGCAACCTCAAGAATACCATTTATTGCTTCCTGACCCTTTTCTATAATACTGTAAAGATTACCACGAGTATATTCATAATCTTTTTCAATATCATTCTTAGTTAACCTATCTGGTTTTTGTATACCAACAGGGGGTTTAACTTCATCTGCTTCTACTATTTCAGTAGGTGCAATGTTAAAAGTTTCATCTAAATTTTTAGTTGTTGTCATGATGTAGTATCAGTAATTAATCCATCAAATCCAAAGTCATCTCCATCAGCAACTAATGCACTATCTACACCTATGGTACCAATACTGGTAGTTGTAGTTGTAAAGTCAATACCCTTAACTGCTGCTCCCAATACATGATCAGTAGGAATTGCTCCATCCTTTCCTCTGGTAACATTTAATGTATTACCTGATTTAGACCTAACGTATATCCTTTCACCATCAATATCAATATATGCTTTTGCTGCAATACTACTTGCATCCTCAACTGCTATTGTCTTAGCAGCTGCAGTTATATCTTCAGATACTACCGTAACAGTATCGTCTGTATAATCCTTAAGTGCTTTAGGTTTAACAGAGTAAGAAAGTTCTCTTCTTGTGTTTGAAGTATCTGTGCCAGTAAGATAATTGATAGTAGACTTCTTGATAATATCTTTGGTAGCATCTGCAGTAGGACCGAATAGGTAAGTCTTTGCAGTAAATCTCATTGTATAAAGAAGAACTCTTCTAGTTTCATAATCTCCTTCATAATCATCTTGCATTGTAACATTTTCAAGTACAACAGGTATATCTCTTTTTTCGTTTAATGCTGAAACTAAATTTACTGTTAGATTATATGACGGTTGAAAATATGGTAGTATTTGCTCTACAATCTGAAGTGCATCATCATTTAATTTACACATAATAGCAAGTTCAAATTGCATATTATATGGAACAGGCATATATGCTTTTTTAGTATCAGATTCTGTATTTGGATCCTTTACTGAAAATTGTTGAGTAGTAGTAACTTTTCTTGATGAATCGTATGTAAGACCAGTAAACTCAAATGACATTCTTGGTAAAGTAATGGCAAATGGTTTATTTAAATCTGGCGATTGTTCAATTCTTGCTAAAAACTTTTGAGTAGGTCCATATGCTAATGGAACCTTCACAGATCCACCATCCTGCTTAATAGTAATGTTATTAAACAAAGTTCCGAAGGAGATAATTGTTCTCCTAAAGATCTCGTTGTAAAAATACTCAAACATTTTATTTTATAAGGTTAACTACTATTTAGGGAATACCGAATGGATTCTGTTCACTGAAGTCTAAAATACTATCAGCAGCATCCTCAATCTCTTTATTTGCAGCAAATCCTTCAGCATCTTCAGCATCAGGCATATCATCTTTTGTTCTTAATGCATGAATAGCACCTGATTCATCACCTTTAACATCTTCTCCAATTAAGAATGTTCCTACAACACTTGCAATTTCTAATTGATTTGACGATGAACTCCAAGTTCTAACTCTTCCTGTTGCACCAGAAGTTTGTCCTGTGACTTGCTCATTAAACTTATAATCTCCTGTTGAATCAAGATCTGGATCAGATAAAGTAACTGTTGGTGTTAGAACATATCCATAACCAGTATCAGTCATATCAATATTTGTAACTACACCACCAGAACTCATTGTTGATATACCTGTAGCAGTAGTTATACCAGCAATAAGTTCAACATAATTCTTATCACCTTCTGTATTTGATATTGATACTGTTGGTGGTGATAAGTATCCACCTCCTCCAAATGTAACTGCAATACCAGTAACAATACCACAATCAGGACGACCAAATTCGAAGTTAGAAGAAGCAACACTAACATTAGATGCAGCAGCAGACATGTATACAGTGCTATATCCAATTTGTGATACGTAAGTATCTGCTGGAATAAAGTTCCATGTATCACTACTACCTGTAGATAATCTTACTCTATCTCCAACTATAATATTTGTTGTAGTTATTCCAACAATGTAAGTGGATCCAACTCCTACAATACCATCTTGCTTCTCAGAAGTGACCCTCATTGTTGCAACACCTAATGCCCTAAATGCTTCATCAGCACCTCCAGCAGATTCTATACTAATTGTTGGTGTATCAAGATAACCATATCCACTATTTCCTATAGAAATTGCTGTAACTGTACCAGCAGCAGAAATTGTTGCAGTTCCAGTTGCTCTTACTTGTGCAGTAGCACCAGAGAATGTGATTGTAGGTGCAGCAGTATATCCTAAACCAATAGTTGCTGCAGTACCAGTAGCCCAAGAATCGGTCTGCGTATTAAATCCAACTGCTGTTACAATACCCGTTATTGAGTCAATAGTTGCAATACCTACAGCAGCTTGTGTTGGTGCATCTTGACCAGATGTTGTTGTTATAGCAACTGTTGGAGCAGTCGTATATGCTCTACCTGTTGTACTAAATGCTATTGATGATGGATTAATTGAAGATCCAGCAATTCCAATAGTCGCAGTTGCACCTGAATTAACAGGAGCAGAAAATGTTACTGTTGGAGCACTTGTGTAGAATTTACCACCAGATGTAATTCCGACACTTAATACTGTTCCACCTGTTACTGCTCTATCATCAAGCGTTGCCGTTGCTGTAGCAGCATTTGCGGTACCTGTAGGTAATGCAAAGGTTACTGTTGGTACTACCTTATAGAATACACCACCTGTAGTGCCTCCTGGGAATAGATATGTCGATAAACCAACACTTATAGTTGCAGATACAACACTAACACCACCCCCAACAACTGGATTTTCTATTGTTGCAGTAGCAGCAGCACCTACATGTTTCGGAGTTGAGAATGTTACTGTTGGTGATGAAGTATATCCATTACCACCAGAAGAAACAGTCACAATACCAACACCACCTGTTGTAGATATTCCTACGGTTGCTGTTGCACCTGTGCCTGTATTTGATATAAACTTAATTTTCGGTGCAACAGTATATCCAGAACCTGCATTTGAAATATATGCTGCTTGAACAGATTTTAATCGTGGATTAGCATTTAAATTACATACGTTAATACCACCAATCATTATAGGAGTAGCAATACCCGTTACCCCACCAGAAGGTGCAGAACTAATAGCAACTGTTGGATTTCCATCATATCCACCACCTCTATCACCCATAGTAATGGCTTTAATACCACCATCAACTAATCCTGTAATAGCAGATGCTGTTGCTCCAGTACCAACAACAATAAATGTCTGAACAACACCCTGAATGGTTCCAATACCATCATCAGTATCTCCATCTAAATCATCACCAACTAAGTTATCATCAATATCATCAATACCAGTATCAATAACCTCATCACCAAGTCTGTAAAGTTCACATTGAAGTTCATATGTATATAAATCTTGTAACTGATAATATGGTTTTGCATACTCAATATCTTTTATTTCATAAAGACGATCATCAAGTGGAAACCATATCAAGTCTCCAGTCTTGGGTCTTGTAGAGAGTTTAATATTTGCCTGATCTTCTATTAGGGGTGTTATATAATTTTCAAATCTTTCTCTTGAAATAACTAATCTAACCTCATCTTGAGATTGGATTCCAAACTTACTTAATAAATTACCAGCACCAGAATACTCATCATAGTTGTCCACATATGCTTCGAGTGGAACAGCTACATCAAATTTAGATTTAACAACTTCTCTTATAACAGTTTTTTCACCAACATACTTTCTTGGTATATAATATATTTCTATACCATATGTTCTTAATTGTTCGTTGATTAAATCCTGAACTAAATTCTGTTCTGAATTAGTGCCTTGGGTGAAATAAGGATTAAGTACCATAACATTATCCTATCATATCAAGAGGAGGAACTTCATAAGTATTAGACATAATTTCTTGAATCTTATCAAGTTCAATTACAGCATCATCATACATTTGTCTACCGTTTAATTCAATTCCACCAGGCAATTTAACTCCAACAAATTTCATTAAGTTTTGACCCCACTGTCTTTTAATAAGAGCAGTTAAATATCTCTTTAAGAATGAATCGTTATAAACACCAGTATAAGTATTAGGATCCAAAATCCTAAAACATTCAATAACCAACCAATTATCTTTTTCTTCTGCATCCCAATCAATATCTAAATATAATCTATCTTGTCTTTGATTAAATCTTATTTGTTTATCTGTAGTTAATAGACGATCAATATCTTCCAGATAAGTCTTTGTCATTGCATACTGAAGTAGATCAAGTGAATTGAATTGATATAAGTCGTTCAAAAAGAGCTGATATTTAATGCTAAACATTCCAGTTGATATAGTACTACTGTCAAACTTAAAGACTTTTTCTATACCAATTACAGAATCAGGAACTTGTAAAAAGTTTGAAGTTTCATACCAATTAGTAGTGGTAGTTCCATAACCACTTATACTTGTAGAAGTAGCAGTAGTGGTTACTATACCAACAGTATTAGTACTATCAGCTTCATTAGATGCTTGCCCTCTATTAAGTTCATCTTCTGTTATTTTATGCTTCAAATACATTTTTTCGACACCATCAAAATGTCTCTCTTGAAAGTATTGAAGAGCATCATCTATTAGATCATCAATTTGCTCATCGGCAACGTTGATCTCTAAGACAGGAGCACCCAGCTGCCTTAAACAATATTGTTTTAATTCTGTTCTACTTGCTGGTTTTGCCATTTAAGATATATTCTCCCTAAAATATTTATGGTATGGAAGATATGCCTGAATAGACATACACATTCCCACTAACAAGTTTGAATACTGTAGATCCAGAATCAACATTAACATCAAACATATATCTACCTTGATCTAATGCTGCTGTTGCTGTTGCACCTAAAGATAATTTTATCTTTCCATCATATGCACTGGTAAATCCAACGGTAAAAATTGCATTTTGATAATTACTTGCACCAACACCAACACTTTTTGAAATAGCAGAATGACCAGTATAATCAGTTAAATCAAAATTACTACCTGATGTAGTTTTTACTTCCAAATTGTTGACCGCATTGGAACCACCATAAACTACCAGATTCACTCCAAAAGGAACTCCTGAATCAGGATCAAATGTTACTGTTTTAGTTGCCATTTACTAACTCCTTGAGAAGAGATTTGATTTCATTAATTTCACATTTTAAATCAGAAAGTTCTTGTTCAACATTCTGTGATTTTTCAATTTCATCATCCTTAACTGAACGTCGAGCAATATATTGCTGATAGTCAGTTGAGTTAACATTAATTATTGAATTTGTTTTAGGATCTCTTGCAAGATCAGAATGTCCTTCAAGTTTATACATATCAAGCAAGTGCAATTACTCGTAATTCTTTAACTCTTGGAACAAATACTTGATTAGTAGAAGTCAAGACAAATTTAATTCTATATGATCTAAATGCAGGTAACTTATCTGCAGTAAATGTATATTCATTATACTCAAGATTTTTAGAACTAAATCCATAACTATTTGTTTTCTTAATAAAAGCATCTGGTTTTCCATCACTCTTTTCATCAGAAATTACTAATCCTCTAGAATTTAAATTATCATATCCAGGGAATGGAACAAATATTGGTTCAAATCCCTCATTATTACTAATTGCATAAAATGCTCTCATATCAGAATTTGTATTAATATGAGCACTTACAAGAAGTTTTAATGAAGTTGCTGGATTTTCTAATTGTATTTCTTTAGTAATATACTGACATGCAGTAGGATCTTCAACAATTGAAGCAACTCTTTCATCAGTTGCATAATCTGTAATAATACTATTTACTCTATTTGATGTGCAAATAATAGATGTTCTTTGACCATCAATAACTGGAGATACATGAGAATCTACTGTATTTAATAAGAGTCTCATATTAAATGACTTATTACCAGGAATTTGTCCTAATTTAGCATCTTCATTAACTTTAGATGCAATCATTCTTGTAGTATTAAGATAATTTGATTGGTTTGGAACTACTGTTTCAAAACCATTATCAATATATGGTAGTTCAGTACCACTTAGACTCTTACTCGTAATAGTCCTCATTTCAGCATTAAGAGTTGTTCCTGCAACAGTTAAATTATGAATAATAGGAGTAACTATTTCATAAGGCATATTTTGTGTTGCTTTAATACCATATCCACCAGAAGATTTTGATTGATTAATATAAAGTTTTCCAAGTCCAGTATCTAAACTTCTATCATCATTATTAGCATAGAACTTCTCTGACATATCTAATTTAATATTATATGAATCAAATGTAATTGATCCAGTATCAGAAGAAGAAGTGGAGGTTGATATATTATGAGTTTTATTAATTCTCATCAAGTTAATTCCACCAAGTTCATACTTATAAACTGGAGTACCAACAGGATAACTTACTGGATTAGATCCTCTTTCAAGTAAAGAACCGCCAATAGTATTTCCACTAACAGTATTATATCGAATGATTTCATCACCAATCTGAAGATAACCTGTATTTGTTGTACCAATACCTACACCCTCAAATGTTGTAAATGTGGAAGCAGATGCGACAGATATACTTGCTGTTGATCCAGAATCATATGCAGCAGTTAATTTTGTTGGTTTGGCATCTGGCATAACTCCAGAAATCTTAACCAAGTTATCTGTAAAGTACATTCCATGATTCTTATGGTTCACCTGAATATGGGTGCCATTAGTTTCTTCAGTTATAGTAGTTGTTTGAACATCACCACCATCTCCACCAGTAGTAGTACCAAAATTCAATTCAGTTGTTATACCAGCACTTGTAGTAAAGAAAATAGAATTGGATGTTGAATTAGTTCTCCATTCACCTTGAACTTTCTCGAAAATTAGTTCACTTGTTGCACCAATTCCTTGAACAGTAAATCTTGCATCTCGACCTACTCCTGCTACTTGAGTTCCCTTAGAACCACCATCACCAGTTCCAATCGTTGTTATACCAACAACATCACCAACAACATATCCACGACCACCAGCGTTACTTACAGTAGCAGCAACAGCAACTCCATTAGTAACCTTAACATTTGCTTTTGCACCACTACCTTGACCACTAAGAGTTACTAAATCTACATCATAGAAAATAGCACTACCACTTAAAGGAGTATATCCAATACCAGCATTAGCTATTGCCAATTCTGCAGAAGCAGTTCCAGCAGTTCCAACTAAACTACCTGTAGCATTTGTACCATCTTGAGTAAAAGTATTACCATTTTCATATCCTTTACCTACTTGATCACCCCATAAAGTTGTTCCTAAACCAACTCTAATCTTTCTTGATTTTAAGATTAAGGAATCTGGCATTAATGTTGGAATTTGTCCATTACCTTCTTTCAATTCAGGACTGTACAATTCAACACTACCAGATCCTATGAAATCTGCTCTATACAATGTGAACTTAAGATCTTCCCATTGACTTGGTTCCCAAGTAGAAGCATTTTGGGACTTGAATAAAGAACCCAAATATGGTTGGTTAGAAATAAACGTATCTTGAATAAGATCAGTTTCACCTATTCTTGATATAAAAACACTATATTTTGTTGAGTTAGATGCCAAAGCAATAGCATATTCAGTACCTTTACCCTCAAGATAAATCGGTGCTTTAAACTCAATTGTTGTAGCAACTGATCCATCACCAGAAACATTAACATCAGATGGATCTACTACAATTTCTGAGAATGGTAAAATATGTTGTGTGGGTAATCCATTTTGCATAGTTCTAATCTGGAATACCACAGGTATGTCCATATCATCTTTTGTTTTAAAGAATACATCACATTTAGTAACAAATACTCCAGTACCCTCTTCAACTAAGAATGATTGTGCAAGAGGATCATACCATCCAACATAAATATCCTCTTCAGATTGACTAACAACTTGAGTACCAACAACTTGAGTTCCTAGAGATTCATTAACATGTTTTTCTTGGAATTCTTGTTTTTGTTCAACTCTTGCATTTCTTATTGATAAAATTTCTTCCTGTACAGTCTCTAATGTACCAGCAGCAGTAAATGATTCATCTGCAAGAGTTGATGCTTCATCAGGATCATTTGTTGACTCATCAGTAAGAGTGAATACTTTACTTCCCGTTTCAAATCTTGGATGATTTACATTATTTGGATTTGGAATAAAGAAACTACCAATACAAACTGCTGATAAATCGGATACAAGTTTTACACTAGTAATTTTTGCTTCAGCACCAGAAGTTTGTCCAGTAAGAACCATTCCTTCTTCTACCCATCCCCAATATTGACCACTAGCCTGGTCACCCAAAGAATAGGTATCAACATTTAATATCGTTGAAGTTGATGAATATGCTGAAGATAGTGGTTTATTATTGTATGGATTATCAGTAAAGGTCTTTGATGGGGCATTGTAAGTACCTTTTTTATGATTTGCTTGAGCAGCTCTGAATGTAATTTGTGGTGACATTCCAGGTATCTGTACATCACCAACACCACTCGCAAGAGAGACTCCTTTAACAGTTTCTCCAACTTGGAATGAACCAGAAACCATTTCAATTTCTATTAATTTTGGAACACAATACTTGCTTACATTAACACCATCAAAGAAAGCATATAATCTTGTAAGAGGTTTAACTCTTTCACTAACAAATTCAACATTCCTTGATCTCATATAAGGAACTAAATCTCTACTTACAATCTTATCACCAAGACTTTGTTTATCATATGACTCAGTTACGATAGTTCTAGTACCACTTCTATTTGCCACACCTTCTCTCACAGTTTCTCTATAAAGATCTTGCGTTACCGTTGTTGTTCTTGTAAAGAATATTTGAGCAGGGTTAGTTGAAGGGTCACCATTTGGCCAACCACCAACATCCCATTCAGGACCATCACTAGTGGTTTCTTGCATATTACCAAGACTTTCAATTTCACTTACACCTGTCCAAGTAGTTTCCCAAGGATTCCATATTGTTGGACCCATTCCAGTTTGTGGATCTACACCTTCAGTCTCTGCTAAAGTTTTCATTGTAGCAGCATAATCACCTTCAGTTTGAATAATTTTTGGATCCAATCTAACAGTGTCTATCCAAGTATCTGTAGCAGGTGTTAATTCAAGAGTTCCTTGCCAAAAACTAATTAAGAAAGGTGTTACACTTTCTGATGTTGTTGCAAAACTTTGTTTAATATATTCCACCTCACTATAATCTAATGTAATAATATCACTTGCTTTTCTTATATTATTACCTTCAATGGCAGAAAATGCTAAATCAGCAGTTGGATCTACATTTATAACTGGTCCAAATACCAAATCAACTGCATTTGTATAATGTCTAGGTCTAAGTTCATTATACTTTCTATCAATACTATTGTTAATTTTGATTTTATCATCTTGTGGTTTAAATCCACTAAAATTATCAACAAAAAATCCTGATTTGAATCTATTCAATCCACCAGCATCTGAAACAAATAAATTAGCAGTATTTGTTTCTAGTAAAGATAAAGATGTGTAATATTCAAGACTTCTTATTCTATTCTCAAGACCTTTAATATCAACCATTCTAAATCTCTTATGCTCCATGAATTTAACAGAAGCTTGATCAATACTATAAAGATATGGTGGTAATGCAATTTGTGCTATTTCTAAAGCATCATCAACTGGATTTGGAAGATTTGGACTATCAGATGGATCTCCATATTTAACTTGGAATTTACCATCTTTTGTTAAATAAACTCTATCCTTCCTACCTTGATAATATGCGTAATGAGCAAATATTGATTCATCAGATGCCAACATATTTGCAGAAGAATTGCCATTTGCATTAAATGTTCTTCCATCAAATTCAAGAGGAGATCTTGCATCTGCTGCAACTGTATAAGCAGAAGTTCTTGGTCTAATATCAATTATATCAGTTGCACGGAATCCACCAATACCAGGAATTTCAGTAGAAGGATTAAAATCTTCGTAAGAATTTACTGTAGTAACATCTCCAGTATCAGTAGAATCATAATATGCACTCTTAAAATATATTTTTAATTTTTTAGAAGGTTCTTCAGCAGATACTTTTCTCTTTATTCTACCATAATCATAAAAAGTTGGTTCTTGACCATTCTCATAAGTAAAGTTTGCAGATATATCAAAACTATCTGATTCAAGAGTAGAAATAGTTGCTGTAGTATTTGATTCTGCAAAAGTAATTCTTTCACCTTCTTTAAATCTTATATCATTCTTATATAAGAAAGTAATCTTTGTAGATGTTAATTTTTCGGCAACAATAGCTATTGCACCCGTTTTAACACCCTTTATTACTTCACCAACTAATAGATCAGAACTTGTTCCAGTAAAATTACTTATAGAAGTAATATTCATTGCTGGTGCAGTAGGATCACTTACATTTTCTGATTCAAAAACACCGTGTATTTCAATTATATCAGGAACATTCAAAGATATAATTTCATCTTGCACCCTAGTTCCAAATGGATAATTTCCATAAGTTAATCCATCATTTAAAGTAGTAGCTCCAATACCAGATCCAGAATATTTTGATAAATTAACTGTTATTGAATTTACTCTATTTTTTATTTTTATTTTTGCTTTAGGCTTACCTTTTCTTAAAGTAGCAATAAGAGTTGCATCAGTGTCATTTCCACCAAGTCCATAAATTTGGCAAGTAGATCCACCACCACCAAATGAGAACCAAGAGGCATCTAATGGCTCAGTTGTTCCATCAGATCTTATTAATGCATATCTTTCTTCATCAAATGCTAAAAATGTTTCATTTGTTCCTGCAGTTGGAATAGTAGAAGCATCAATTTGCCCATTTGTTATATCAACTGTAAAAGTTTTTCTAATAGTTAATGTAGCATCAGTTAAATCAACATTAGAAATAGAAGTATTTGGTAAATGTGTGTATAGTGTATTATCTGAAGAACCAGTTAACTTAGTAGAAACTACGGCAAAATCAGATGCATTATATCCATTAGTATGCCCAACACTAGCAATTGGCATTTTACCATTAACAATTCCAGGAACAGTTGTTACTCCAGCAATAGTGATATTAGAACTTGTAACAGCAGTTACTCTCCCCATTACAGGATCACTACTGGTTTCTAAATCACTATATTGAACTAAGTTACCAACCTTTATATCTCCAGGAAATAATGGATTTGCACTTGTTACTGTACTTGAATTACTACTCTGTTGTCCTATTCTTGCAGCCCCAATAAAAAGACTTTCTGATTGAACTACATCAGCATTAAATTTATCACCACCAGTAAGTCTATTATTTGATCCAAAAACAGACTTAACATCAGATAATGTATATTTTGTTATTGCTGTAATTATTCTACCATCAGGAATACCATCAATTATCAATGCTTCATTCTTAATAAACTCTCCAGTTGTTTCATATAATGTTATTGAGGCACTACTACTAACCGCAGTTTTTATAAACCCAGTGGCACCACTATTAGCACCTTTAACAAAAGTTGGTACTGTAAGAGTAACTGCCTGATTTACTGTAATAGAAGTATAAGTTTGAACATCATATAAAGCTAAATTCCACTCATTTAATGAAGAATTAGAACTATAAGAACCAGATTCTAATCTATAATCATAAACTCTTGCTACTCCAATTTCACTACCAACAGCCGTAGTATCTGAGCTAAGTCCTACTCTTTGATCTCTAAGACTTAAAACATAAGTGTTACCGATACCAACATCTGGATTTCTAAGAGATCTATTTACTTTTAAAGTTGGACCTGTATTGTATATTATAGATTGATCTTTAACAGTTTTAGTTGTTCTTGGTTTTTTAACATCTAAAAATACTGGATTATCTACTTCTAGTTCATAACCACGAACAAATGCTTTACCTGGAGAAAACTTATAAAGTGCTAAATCATCAGATGCTGTTGCTCCACCATATGTAAATTGACCTTCCTCAAAAATACCTCTATTACCAATACCATTATTTAAAGAATCTAATACAGTAAGATCAAATGGTCTAACATAATAATCACCAGATTCTGCATAAGTTCTTCTTGCAAGTGTATCATTAATATCTTCTTTTCCTACTCCTCCACCACCAACACCCTTTTTAACCTGAGTTTTTATTTGCCCATTAATAATAGTAGCAAGTTCAACAAAACTATCATCATCAAAATCATTTGTTGCTTTTTTAAATAATCTAACAGATATTTTAAGCCTATCAGCACCTGGTGCTGAATAATTATTAAAACCTTGAGAATTATCATTTAAATTTTCGTCTATATCAGCATTAATTATTTCCTCATCAACATACAATCCAACTCTATAATTTGGTTTTATTCCATATTGATCAAGAATAAGAGTTTCTTGATTTACATTTACAAAATTACCCCTAATAAAATAAACACCATCTTGAATCTGAAATGCAGATCCAGTAGCAGATGCATCAGTAGATAATGTTGTTGCAAATGGTGTACCAGGAGCAATTGTTGTATTACCAAGAAGACCAGATGTTATTGTTGAATTGGATGTTAAATTTTCACCATCAAAAAATACTTCAGTAGAATTATTTGTAGTACTTGAATTTAAATAGTTTATATAAAGTGTTAAATTACCTCTTTCAGAATCTTCTGGAAGTAATATTTTATCAACAAACGCAGTAACACCAGAACGTTCTCCAGTTATCTTTGTTCCTACTAATTGATCAGCATAAGCTTCAACTGGAACTCCTAGATAATTATTATTTACCTGAACACATTTATAACGTTGAGTGTATCCTGTATTTCCTGGTATTACTTTAGCACCTTCTTTAAAAAAGTGTTGACCAAATTTTTCAATCTGGTTCTGTAGAACTGATTGTAAACCAGTTAATTCTCTAGCCTGTACTGGGTATCCAGGTTTAAATAAAACTCTATGATAATCCTTCGCAGCGTCAAAGTCATCAAAATAGGGTGCGACGTTAAGATTTGTTTGCTGAGACATAATTCTTTAGAACTGCAAGATAACTTTAATATCTTCTTTTTGATTAGCTGATCGGGTTATTGCTGGTCGATTATCGACATAAATTATGTTTCCTGCGTGTTTTTTAACTTCAGGACCCGCTATTCCAGCAGTAAATGATTGACCAAGGTAATATGTTTTACTATTTATTACAGTAGATATACCCGTGAAAGATGTATCTATTGATAAATTGGATCCACTTGAAGGAACAATTGTTATGCTTCCACCTGATGAAGGAGTAGCAGTAAATTGATTTGAATTAAATCCGTATTTTGGATCAGTTATTGCTGTACCAACAGTAGCAAACCCAGTTACAGATCTATCCTGCCAATATTTCAATACTCCAGTTGTTGGATTGTAACTTACAACTCTTCCAACCGCAGTTGTTGCTGTTGCAACTGTTTGAGTTACATAAGAATCTGCAGTAAATGATGCAGAACTATAACCAGTACCAGTTAATCTTACTGCATTTACTGCACTTGCTTTATCAACTGATAATAAAGTTCCACTACTAACTTCTGGATTTTGTATAACTCCCACTCTAGCAATTTGATTTCCAGTTACAAAATCTGGATTTTCATTATCATTTTCAATTCTTGAATATAAAAGAACATTATATGCACCAAGTTCTCTGTAAATGTCTTTACCGTGTCCACCTTTAGGAGATATGATAACATCCATAGTTGGAATTGTAGTTCCTGTTGGAACTCCACCAGCTATTAAATCAACATTAGCATAAGTATATCCAGATCCTTGATTTGAAACTGTTACAGTATCAACTTTAGAATCATTGTTTATAACAATAGTACATTCAGCATCACTTCCATCACCCTTAATAGGAACTCTTGTATAAGTCCTATTTGCAGTACCAAGACCAACACCACGATTAGTTACAGTAACTATCTTGATAGATCCATCAACTGCATTGTCTCTAACAGCAGCATTAGCAGTTGCAGACTCCCAATTTGCAGGAACTGACATATAATCAACAGTTTCAAATTTTACAACATCACTTGGAGTAATTGTATACAAATATTTCCAAACATATCCATCGTTACTTGATCCTGCTGTTCTTGGTTCTAAATCAGTAAATGTTGGTTCATCTAAAGAAGGTCTTCCAGCAGGATAATCAGGATTACTTCCATTTTGCAAACAAATATAAACTTGATAATCACTATTCATTACATAATAAAATGAAGAATATAACTGAGTTGCTCCAGAAACCGATGCTGTCTTTGATCTGCTATAATCATGTCTATACATATCATATGTTGTTCCAGAAGACCATGCTCTTTTTGGAATAACTTGTCTTACATCCGACGAATTAATTTTTTTTAATGCAACCATAGTATCCCAATAATCATTCTCTTCAGAAAAATTATCTTTAGGAGCTGGTGGTAGAGAATCCCAATCAGATTGATAATCATTTGGATTTGGCAATCCAATAAATGAATAATATGCATTCGCAGTAGAAGTTACGCCAGAAACAAAATTCTTAGCATTTAATATTCGAATCTGATCAGTTATAATAGCAGACATTTTGACAGAGTTTTTTTATTATTTATTATGTATCATAATTTTTATATTTCAATGCAACTGTCCTTTGAACTTTCATAGAAGTTTGAATTCCAGTAACATCATTAGTTCCTATACCACCCAAAGTATATGCGGTATAAGAATTTAATCCAGCTCTTGATTTAACATCAATTCGACCCCAACTAAAGGAACCCCAATAAGTTGATGTAATTAATCCTGCATAATCATGTGTAAAATCATCTTGGATATCACAGAATACTCTTCTAAGAGTTGTGTTACCAATACCATCATAACCAGCTGGTCCATCAATATCTTCAGCAGTCTTAACGACATACACATTATCTATAAAGGAACTTCCAATACCAACAACATTTCCAGTCTGATTATCTAAAGATCTAATAGTAGTTGATGCTGTACCAGCACAACTATCAAATACCATAAAGTAATCATTTTGTTGCAATACACTCAATGTTAAAGCAGCACCAGCAATATTTGCATTTCTCAAATAAGAATTAAGTGGAATATGTAAATCAAAGAATAATTGAGTTGTTCCAACACCAACATTAGTAGATCCAAATCCAACAATAATACCTTGCTCACCAGCAAAAGTGACTACAGAGTTTTCCTCCTTATCACCAATAGTTGGTGGAGTAATAAGAACAACTGGTGGATTTGATGATGTATATCCAACACCAGGACTTGTGATTGCTATACCAGAAACTGTCCCACCAGCACTTATAGTAACATTACCAAAACATTGAGTAGACGTACCAATACCAACAGTACTTGCAACACTAACAGTTGCAGTTGAATAACCAACACCACCACTAGTTACATCAATAGAAGAAATAGTTCCTGCTGCAGAAACAATTGCAGTTGCACTTGCACCAACTAAAGAATCTTGATTTATAAAGGTAACTTTATCTTGGAATGTAACTGTTTGATCATTTTCATTAGAAGGATTGAAGAATGGTCTCACATTATTAACATATACTACTGTTGAACCAATACCAACAGATTTAATAATATGTGCATATGGATGGATAATTGGTTCATATAATTGTCTATCTTTAGATTCTATTTTTTCATTAATAAATTTATCTTCAGTTTGTCTACACCATTTAACTGGTCTTGATAATGTTTCATCAGATACATTTCCTGGACCATTATAAATTGGTGTGGTTACTTTATCAGTAGAATCAATTCTAAGAACCATTCTTCCATTTTCATTCCAATAATAAGGATGTCCCTTATCTGGATTTGCACTAATTGTAAGCATATCACCTGGTTTAACAGTTTCAATTACTTCTACAAAAGTAACATCCGTACTTCCAGTTCCTTTATAGAATAGTATTTTACATGTATCACCTTCTTTAGGTGCTTCACTGAAGGTTATTAAACTACCACCAGGGAATTCATATCCTCTACCAGGAACTTGAAGTACATCATTAACAAAGACTAAAAGAACATCTTGAACATTTATTCTAGATCCTCTCTTAGCAAGAATAGATATCAAACTACCTGCAAGAGTTATATTAAATGATCTCTTATTTCCATCAAAACTACCTTGTGGAGAATCTAATAATTGAAGTTCACCAAGAGTCCATCCAGTAAATTCATCTTTAAATACTTTTTGAACTGTAAGTAAGAATTCATTTCCATCCCAGTCAGAAGTTGTTGGTATACCAGTCAATCCACTTCTAGGAATTGTTAATTTTTCACCAACACCATAACCATATCCTTTAAGATCTATAGAGAAGTCAAGTACACTTGAACCTGCACCAACAGTTAAATCTACTGTTGCATTACTTCCAACCCCTGATATTGAAGATGAAGAATAATAAAGTGGTAAATTTTCATATGAAAGTGGTGAATCAATTTCTAATTCAGTAATTTTATCAACTGTTCCACCTCTTGCATAACGATGAACTCTTGTTGATATTCCACTATTAATTTCAAATGATGTTGGACTTACTACACGAAGTACTTCTGATCCATTAGATGCTGGATCACTTGGTCTTGGTGCAATAATAGCTCCTTGTGCAGTTCCTCCTGATTGATAGAATGTTGGTACAGTTGAAATACCAACGTTAACTACAAATTGAGTAGAACTTAAAACTTCTAAAACTTTATTACCATTATAAGTTGGATCGTTAGTTCTTGGATAAGTATGAGTAGATGATCCATTGTCTAACTGACATGTCATACCAATTCCAGTTAAAATAACAGTGCTTGCAACTGTTCCATATGTTGTTAATCCATGTCCAGCAGAAGTAGTAACCGTCATAATTCCACTTGCTGCACTATATGCAATACCACTAATATTAACTTCTGATTTATAATCACAAGTAAATGCAATACCAGAAACTTTTACAAAATCATCATCTATTAATCCATGAGGAGTTGTTGTAGTAACAGTAGTCATACCAGTTACTGAATTATATCCTACATTTGAAATTGTCCTCTTAGAATAGAACCTTTGTTCAGTATTTGTTATACTTACATTTGTTGATATATGTCCTGTTCCAGTTAAAATTGTAGCAAAACCAACATGGTATTCTGGAATCTTTTCACCAACAACAATTGCATTAGGGTGTGCATACTGGAATACGTGAGTAGACCTATTTGTAGAAGGTGCATTATCAAGAACTTGAACTTCAAATGATTTAGAAGATACATTAGATGTCTTTATCCATCTACCACTTATAGGATCAGACTCTCTTGGATAGAGTTTTGCATCTGTAGTTGATCCAATACCAACATTAACAGTAATAGTTGTGGCAGTTTTTGATACAATATCAAGTCCAGTATTATATGCTGGATCAGTTGTACGAGGATATGGGTGATCTGTTGCATGACCATCTTCATCACAAGTAAAGACGATCTTATTAGCACCAATCCAGATATCATTACTTGTAGTTAAACTATGAGATCCAATAGTTAATGTTAAGAGACCTGTTGATCCAACATAAGCAGCATCTGTAACAGTATATGCATTATTACTATTATCAGTAAATGCAGCACCAACAGTTCCACCAGAATAAGTATGAACACCAACACCCGCATTACAACTAAATGCAAGAGTCTTATCTCTTATCTTAATATGATCACCTTCACTCATTCCGTGCTCGGAAAGAGTTGTCACTGTCATAATACCCGTCATAGGATTATATGCAGCCGTTGATAATCCAATAAATCCACCATCCTGAAGATCACTAACAATAGCTGTAACATTAGCAAATCCAACTGTAGGATTCGATACTTCAATTTTAACAGGAGTATCTACTGGTATAACATGTCCTTGAACGTGATCGGGATGGAAACGAACAAATGTTCCACCAACAGAAACAACATCAACAGGGGATGTCCATGTCCCTATTCCAATTTTAATATTAGATCCAGTATTTAATAAATCAATTAAACCAAAAACACTATTTCTATTTTTAAGGTAAATTACTGTTGATCCAATACCAACTGGAGATGCTATTTCAGTCAAAATCTCATATTCTGTTCTTGCTCTATATCCAGATCCAGTATTTCCAATAGTAATAGTTGAAATACTACCTGGATTTGTAAGACCTGTACCAAGAATTAATTGATCTGAAACTATAGTTACTGTGCCACCAGCAGATACAAGAGGTTGATACCCCAATCCTTCAGTTGAACCAACAGAAAGAAGAACACCACCAAGTGGAATACCTGCAGTATTAACATCATTTCCGATAGAAGCAGCAAAACCAGTAAATGTTGCAGTTGTAACACCAGATGATTCAGCCAATGTATAATTTGAAGTTGCTCCTGGAGCTTGGAAAACATCATTAATTAACATTACTGCATTTTCAGTAGAAAATCCACTAACATTAGATCCATTTGATTTTAAAGTAAATGATTTATCAATTCCATTAAAATCATTAGAGAAATCATCAAAAATTAAGTTTCTATAATAAGTTTCATTTGCTTCATCCTCTACACCAGAACGCATAAAGGTTCTTCCTTGAAAACTAGATCCTGTTGCTATTCCAATCCAATCTCTTTCATCTGGAGCATTAGTAGTTGATGATAGTGGAACATTACCAAATGGTGCTTCTGCAAAGGTACATACATTATCAATTATGTTATAATTTCCATTAATCTTAGTAACCAATGTATTAGTATGAGCATATCCAATTTGGGTACCCATCCATCCCCTACGAACTTTAAATTGGTTTGTTGATCCAACACCAACAGCCTTAATTTTCATTATTTCATCGCCAACCTTGATTATGTCAGATCCAAAGAATGATGTAATTCCACTAACACTTATATGTTCATCAACTGACCATACTTGATCTGAAAGAACAGTAGTTATTGCAGTTGCAACAACGGGGGATTGAATTACGTTATCAATAGATAAAATTGCTTTAGCATTTTGATTAGTTGATACAAATCTATGAGAAGTACCAATACCAACACTTGTAATATCTAATGCAATAGGAATTCTCTTTAATGCATTTTCTGCAGAACTTGCAAGTTTAACTTTATCTTCACTAATTTTAATAATGAATAAATCTTCTGGTAAGTATGTCGTATTTCCTATACCTGCAAAATTACTCTGTCCTATACCAATAGCAGATGTAATGCCACCATTATGCTTATACTTGACAGATTCACCACTAACCCAAAAATGATTTGGAATTTTAATAGTATCGGCAGAAACACTAACAATATTACTATCATTACCAACCCAATACCTTTCAAATACTGGATTTAATTCATGTGTTAAATCAAATGATCTCTTAATAGCATTTTCTGTTCCTTCATATAATCCATAACCAGTTCTAATCATTCCATTATTAAATTCCAAAGTATCAGAAGGTGCATCTAAGAATGTCCAAGCATTCATATAACTGGTAACAGTAACTGCAAGTCCTGCTTTTGGAGTAAATAATAATTCTCTAGTAGTTCCATTAAACCTTGATCCAAATGTTCCTAGTCCAGTATTAGTTTCAACTACACCATACTCAAGATCATATGTGGTTCCAACAGTATCATCAGTATCATTATCAACTACAAGTATCTCATGAACTGAATGCATATTATTTGTTGAATCAGAAACCTGTACAAAGAAATATCCAGCATCAAAATTCTCATTATAAGAACCAACAGTATGGAATCCTGGAGAACCAGAAGATTCAATAGCTGTTGATTTTGCTATTAAATCAGCATGTAGCATATTTGCTGTTCCAATACCATTAGGAATATCACTACCTAATCCAACTTGAATTGTATTAATAGTTACTCCAATACCATTATTTTTTGGTATAAATTTAACAATCATATTTCCACTATCAAGATATGCATAATATGTTCCAAATCCTGTAGATTCTCTTCTTGTAAGTGTTTGAGAAGTATCTAATTCTCCATAATCAACTGCATATGCATCAGTATTATCATGAACTATATTAAGTTCGTTAAATTGATGTTCATTATTATTATTACTCATAGAAACTAAAAGTTTCATTGATCTATATGTGTGACCAACAGAAACTAAAGTTGTAGTAAATCCTGGATTACCTCCTGCCCACGTAGAACAACTAGTAGTATCTAATTGAGCAATTCCACCAATATTAGTTGTACCAATACCTAAAATATTATCATCTAAAGAATACGCAATAAATCCAATATCATAATCGTTTATAGAATACTTATATGGGAAAAATAATAATTGTCCATCTATACCATCAACCTGAAAATCAAATGTTCCAAGTGCTTGTTTAGTATCAACACCACCATATTGGTTCATATAAGAATATGATCCATCATGAACAAGATCAACAACCATACACTCCTTTTCTCCAGTAAATCTTCTATCTCTATAGAAAAGGAAATATTTTAATGATCTATGGGTATTAAGAGGCCATTGATCAACTAAAGAATAACGAGTTGGTCTTGGATTACTATTAAACAATCCACTAAAATCGTCAAGTAATAAAACTCTATTTCCAGCAGATTCATAATAATCAGTTAAGATTCTACTATTGAAATAAATTTCATCTGAAGAGAATCCACCTCCTTGCCAAAGTACATTTTCTCTAACTAAATCAAAATCATAAACACAATTTAAATCAACAAATCCTACTAATTCATTAGTAATTTCCATAGAATTGGATGATATTCCAACCGTCATATTATTGTCAGTTCCTTCTGTAGGAGGAGTTACTAATTGATAATCAGAAAATTTCTTAAACCCTGCAGTATGATCAGAAGCACTGATAGCATCATCCCATGTATCATAATCAACTTCAGATCTTAAAGCATATGAGAAATTCTGATAATATAAACTATCTTGAACTCTTTGAATACTCTCATTTAAAAATCCAGATACAGTTTCAGATCCTTTAATAACCTTAGTTAAAGGACTTAATTCAAAAGAAGAATTATATGTTGTTACGGAAGAAGCAAGTCCTTCAGTTTTAGATGCTAATCCTTTAATTCTTTCATTAACAACAAAGTTATCACTTGTTGAAACTCTTAAAATTCCATTTTGCCTATCCCAAGCTTCAACACTACCAGAAGTAGTATCTGATTCTACAGTTTCTCCAATTGCAAAATCATTAAATTTCAATATTGCATTAAAAACTGGGAATGTTTTTTCCGCAATTATTCTTCCAGCAGAATTATCACCATCATATAATCCAACAATCTCACCATCATCATAATCACCATCAAGACTATAAGATACAGTAGCACCAACTCCACCAATATTTGGATCTGTTGAAGTTATAGTAAATAATTTGTAATTATATGCAGATGAATTAAATCCTTTACCAGTTGATCCAACACCAACACTTATACCTTCAATTAATACTCTATCACCAACAACAAATGGGAATGTATTTGCTGTACTAAATCCAACATCTAATGTTATTGTCGCATACTTGGTAATTGTATTAAATCCAACAGTGCTAATTCCTACACCATTTGTATTTCCAGTAGGAATTATTTTTGGAGGTACATTATTCATTCCATAGGTATTTTTCAATATCTCCACAGAAGTATCACCCGTATCATATCTAAGATCAAGATCGGTAATTAAAGTATCATCCTTTCCATCAAATACCTTTAAAGAAGGAGCTGTACTATATCCTTTACCCTGAGAAGATATACCAATAGATTCAAAGGAAGCAAATGAATTTATTTTTATAATATTTGGTAAAATAACAGAAGGTCTTACGGTTTTATCAATAGAAAGATCAAAACCAATTTTATCAATATTAACAGTTTTTATTAAACCAATAGAAGTACTAGAAGGTTCTAAAACTGCATTTTTACCACCACCAGTAGTAATTGTAGTAATTCCTGGAAGAGAATAATAATTTTTGCCAGCATCTTTTATTTCAACATCTGCAATTGGTCCAACTGTATGAGTACAATTGGTTGTATATAATATAGTAGCATTTTCAGTAGAAATATAAGAAGTATTTTCAGGAATTCTAGTTACACTGTATGAGAAAGATGTATCAGCTGCTCCAGCAGAAACTCTAAAGGTTCCATTATATAAACTTGTTTTTGATGCAAATTCATTATTACCACGAACTTCACCATCAACATTTATTTCAGATTTAACTGCAGGTAAACTACTTACTTCTACAGTATCTAATTTGTAATATAAAAGATCTGGAGTATTTTTATTTACTGATAAAGTTACTTTTGCGGTTCCATCTACACCAGTAACACCTACTCTTTGAACATTGAATTTTTTCTCAAGATCATTTGTATCATATTGATACTTAAAATTACTATCTTTATAGAAATTTAATTGAAATGCTGGATAACTAGTTCCTTGAACCTCATATCCTAAAGAACCATTAGCAAGTGTAAAGGTTACTGTAGCATCCCTATAAACCTCTAGAGGTGGGTTAATTGGTTTAATGCTACCATTAGTACCCGTAGTACCTATTCCAATAGTTTTTGGTACAAATTGCGTAGCATTATAATAACTATCAGATAATTTAATAGTATCTTTATCAACTTTAACTACATAATAAATTTCATTAGTACCAAGTCCTTCTGCAGGTCCATCAGACTGATGAATAATTTTTTGACCTGTTTGCCAATTATGATCTGTTATTGTAATCGAATTTGTTGATGTAGTAATATTACCACCATCAAATGATCTTGGATTTACAATAAGTTTTCTATAAAAATCATCATATTGGAAATCAAACGATGTAGTTGTTCCAGTATTGACATCAACGTCAACATCGTGTCCAACATGTATTCCATGAGTTGATATTCCAGTATCAATAGTTACAAGATTTCTAACAATTTCACCTGTTATTGGTGAATAATTTGTTTTAATACTATGACTATTACCAACACCAAGAGTTCTAAAATATAAAGGAGTTTGTCTTCCTAAAGGATAATTGGTAACAAGTCCTACAAATATTCCTGTTGTACCCAATCCAACTCTTACTGTTGCTAAACCAATTATATCATTACTATATTTCGCAACATATAATGTTTGACCATCTGTAAGTGTGGTTATTCCAGCTGCATTTTCTGGAGTAGTAGTACCCATACCAACTGACATTCCAGATCCACCATTACCTGGAGAATATGTTACTTGATCTCCAGTTTTTAAATTGTGACCTGGAATATACAATGCTTGAGTTGGAATATAAATTGAAGATATTCCAAGATTTGTTGATGTTATTCCAGTAAAGAAAATAGTAGTTCCTATACCAACACCAGAAGTAGTTCCTAATCCAACAGTTTCTGATGGATTGAAATATATTTGCTTATTAATTCTATAATTATGATCTGTTTTAAAACCAGCATTTATTTTTATTTTTCTTTGATCAATTCTTAAAACAGCACCTGCAGTATGTGATGTACCAGTTACACCATTTACTCCTCTTTCAATTCTAAGTGCAGAAGCATTTTCTAGTACATTTAATACTCTTACCTCTTCTGTTCCAATCCCAATAATATCATTTTCCCTAATATGATTAAATCCAAGATTTCCTACTACATTAATATCAGATACCATTCCAGTACTAGTAGCAGGACCTAATCCACCTCCACCAGTAGTTCCTACACCAGCAAACACATATGTACCAGTTTCGATACCAGCAATATAATTACCCTCAAGTCCAGAAGATTCAGTAGATAATCCAGTAATTGATATTATATCAAGATTATTGAAATTATGAGGATTATCTGAATAAAGAATATATTCATTTTTTGTAAATGGATATATTTCAACACCAGTAATAGAACTAGTAGCAACACTTATATTATCAACAGATACTCCTTTAAGTTTTGATACTCTTGCAGATACACCAGCACCTTTGGTTCCAGTATTATCAAATACTAATTCATCATTTACTCTATATCCTGAACCAGCAGTTACTATTCCAATCTTTTCAATTCTACCAGGAGAAACTCCTTTAATACTTGCTGTTTGGTTTAAATTATTTGGTATTGTTAGATACTTATAATTTATTTTTCCTTCAATTAAATTATAAGGTTTAGTATTTCTATAATATTCAGTATCATTTAAATCAAATTCATCTTGATTTGAAGTTCTATGTAAATTAAATTCATTTGGTTTTGCATAAAAACTATCTCCAATAAAATATGGAAAAACTGGTTCAAAATATCCAGAAAATGGAGCTTCTTGTGATATTATATTATCAATAGTGGCAAAATATGCATACGTGCCATTAGGAAATTCTGGGGTTACGCAAAATCTTCCATTATTTTTATCTAAAACAGTATCTTGTGTTAATGGTTTATAAGTATAATCTTCAACAAAAAATCCTGCAGGAAATTCTATTAAAGAAGGTCTATTGGTCTTTTTAGATGCTTCTTCAATATATCCACTTCTCATTCTTTCAATTAAACCACCTTCTTTAGAAATATATCCATATGGTCCATAAATTGGATGACCATCGTATGCCCATCCCATAATTGGAGAATGTTCATCTCTTACTTGTTCTTGACCTTGTTCCTTATATAAATCTTTATTTCCATATAAAATATTTCCATCTTGATCTACAGAAGATACAGATTGTCTATATTTTCTTGGAGCATATACATGAGAATATTGCAATCCAAAAGATCTATTAATTCCATCTTCAATTATTCCATCATCTTCATCAATATGGGCTCTATTCTTCTGAGCAAGATTTACTGTCCACTTTTGAATATGTGGATCAAAATTAGCACCTCTTCCAGTAAAAACAACAATTCCTGATGTATTTTGTTGAGTATATCCTGATCCAGATTCAACTACCTTTACAGAAGATAGTAATCCATCACTCAATATAGGTGTAACTGAAGCTCCAGTTCCATCACCACTAATTCTTATATCAGGTGGAGAACTATATTGCTTTCCTTTATTCAGAACAACCACTTCTACTATTTTACCATCAACAACAATTGGAGTAATTTGTGCTTGCTCTCCACTTATCAAACTAACATCTGGTTTTCTATTATAATTAATAATTTCTCCTGTACCATATCCACTACCTTTATCGTCTAAGGTAGCTGATGTAATTGTTCCTCTAATAATTGGTTGTACACTTGCTTGGAAAGTTTCTAATCCAGTAGAAGCAACTCCAACATTACCTGAAACAGTAACTGTAATACCAGGATAATTAAATGTATGTGTTCCTACACCTATTGATGTAAGATTAATGTATTGTTTTGTTTTTTGATAAAAATCAACACCACTAGTAGTTCCAACCCCTACAGTTGATAGTTTAAACGTATCATTATCAATCTTTGTAATATAATATTCAGATCCATCAGTAAGACCACCAATTCCACTATCTCCTGCAGTATACTTAATTATTTCACCATCTTTATAATCATGATCTTTAATTGTGATTTGATCTTTGGAAGTACTTACACCAGAAGCAGCAACTTTTCTTTGCTTATTTTCATAGATTCCACCTGATACTACATTAATACCCGCAAGTACAGATTTCTTTTCAAAAGATCTTAAAGCATGTCTTCCTTCACCATAAGAAGTAAGAACCACTGTATTAATACCTGCAAGAGAATCAGATAATGTTGGATATAATTTTATCTTAGTAAAACTTTCTGTAGTATTACCAAGCCCAATCATAGTAGAAACATAATATACAGCATTTGTGGATAATCCACCAACACCCGATTGATTACCAGAATCATATATCACTTTTTCATTATTTCTAAATTTATGGAAAGTACTAAACCCTATAGTTTCATACCATTCACCTAAAGTTCCACTTGTAGTACCAAGTCCAACCTGATCTGAATCAAGATCTGCAAAGAAAGATGTAGAATGATCAATTTTTTTCATATTGACCAGAACTTCAGAAGGAGTTCCATTACCACCAGATATTGTTACTGTTGGTTTGTCGAGATAATCAAATCCTGTGTCTAAAACCCTTAATTGTGTCAAAACACCTTTAACTGAAACACTACCAGTAGCACCAGTCCCAACACTATCTTCGATTAATAATGAAGGTGGATTTACAACATCATAGTCAAGTCCTGGATCAAGAACATCAATTTTATCAATTTGTCCATAATAAACTACGTCATTTGATTTATAATTTAATATTTCTACTCCATTACAGAGCATTCCTGTATATCCTGGATTTGTTTCTGTATTAGCATTTCCATCATAAACAGGATCAGCAAATTTTCTTATTAATTTTTGACTACTTAAAGTTCTATCTTTAAAACTATAGGGTTTTATTGTTTGATCAACCACAGTAGTTGAACTTTCAACTTCAACAAAATCTCCATTAAAAAGATCAGTTCTACTTTTTGCTAATTTTATCGAATTAGCAGATACTCTTTTTACAAAATATAATCCAGTTGGAAATAATCTTTCACCAGAAACATTTTTTGTGATTGTATTACCCCAACCATCATAAGAAGTTGTTGTTGTTATATTCGTATCATATTGTATAGCATCCCCAGTATAATATCCATGATCTGCAAGTGATCCTGATGTTATTAGCAATTCAGTTCCAACATAGGTTCCACTAAATTTAACAGTTCTATCATCAGTATTAATTGTATATGATGGTAATGATGGTGATGCTACTACAATTTCTTTATCATCTTCATATACATTTTGAACATTACAGGCATATTTTCTTGCATCTATAAAAGTAGTTGATGATGTTTTTGAAATATTTCTGTTTATCGTATAAGTTTCATTAATATTTAATCCACCCTGTCCTTTTATAGTTAAAGATTTAACAGATAATACATCAACAACTTGACCATTTCTATCTACACCATCTTGTCCAACAATAGTAATTGAATCATTTATCTTAAAATCATGGTCAACAAATAAAGTAATATCCCATGTTTGGTCAGATGAATCAACTAAAGATACGCTTTTTACATTATAAAGAGCATAGTTATTATAGACCCAATTTTTTGTCTTAAAATTCCTAGATTTTCTACCTAAAGCAGATATATTTGCAGTATCTCCAGCATTATAATAATAAGCATCTTTAGGATATTCTAACCTATTAATAACAGAATTAATTCTTACTTTAATTCTTTCTGTCGAATCAACTGTTGATTGACCATAAGCACAAGTATCAATTCCAATATTTGTTCCATCTAATATTGGTGAAGTTACATTAGTAACTCCATAAAACTGAGTTAATGATTTTGAAGTGTATGATACAATTCCAATACTTGCATCATTATAAGTAACTGACAATTCGCCAGTAGTTCCAAATCCTACAGTTGAATCAACATCAAAGAAAGTAGCACCTGCAGATACTTGTCCTATATTTCTAGTTCTTGGAATAACAGAAAACTTACCATAAGTTGCACCATCAACACTAATATCTCTACTATATCCAGCATCAATACTAAGTTGATAAAAATTATTTCCTTCGTTAGAAACAATCTTCTCAACAGCAGTTATGGGTGCATATGCCTTTTCTATTCCTGATCCAAAAGCATATGGTTGTTGTATTAAAGTTGCTAATTCAAGATTAGTTGGATCACCCTCTATTGCTTCAACTATTAAATCATTTGTTACTCTATAATCTGAATTTGATGGAGTAAATAAAAATTCTCTTGGTTTTACTACATCTACTTCTTTATTATAAAGAGATTTGAATAAGATTTCAAAAGATCTATCCGTTCCTCTACTACTATAAAAATCTTTTGACTGTTTTATAAATACATTTTCATCTAAATCACTAGAAAATTGTCTTTCATCTAAAAGTGGTAAGATTTGACGTTTTGTTTTCCTTAAAAACTCTTTTAGAAAAAGATTGCTTAAATTGTGTATTGTTGCACCATCTAAATGAGTTGCAGCATTTGTTGATTCAAATACTAGCTGTTCTGGGTTATCTGGAGAAATATGAGAAGAAATTCCAGAAAATCCTCTTACACAACCTGTAAATGAATTAGCCGTTTTTCCAGTATATGTAATTATCTCATTATCAATTTTTATAATACCATAACTATCAGGAAACCCATCTAGTTGTTCACTATAATACTGATTTACATTAATTGTAGTAACATATTCAGTAATATTACCCTTTAAAACAGCTGAATCTGTTAAATTTGTTATCTCATCAACTTTTACATATTGGTCAATATTTTGGATTAAATCAACAGGAGCTCCATCAAATTCTTGAGAAATATAATATTGCTTCAAAAAATTCTCAATTAAAGGAAATTCATTCCTTACATATTGAGGCAGTTGGTTCTGAACAACGTTATTAAATTTAACTCTGTGAGTTGCTATTCCAGTTACTGGCATTTTTATATTTTATTAATAACTTGATGAAGATGAAGATGATGACGATGATGTAGGAGTATTACTTGTTCCACTAGCAATAGTACCTACAGAAGCATTAGAAGACGTTGTAGACCCCGTAGATGCCGTTTGAGAGGGTTGTGTGGGTCTACTATCTCTACCACCTGGACGTACTAAAACACCATTATGATAACTTGAAGTCACAATATAATTCGAAGCAGATGGATCAAGTCCAGAAGAAATTTCATCTACTATTGAACTAAATTTGCTGTTACCAATATCTAATTGTAAATACAAATCTTGCAATCCAATAACATCATTTGACTTAGGACATCCTGAAATTTCGATAATAGTTTGACCATCCTTAACTTTACCTGAAAGTATATTGATGGGATTCAATGTCAAAATACCCTTTTTATAATTTATACTACCAACATTACGCTTAATAATGTTAGGACTTGTAGAGTTTATTGATGGAACACTAAACAAAAATAGTTCTCCACTTTCTCTATCACTATTAGGAATATCTGACAAATAAACATCGGTGGAAATTCCTTGAACTTTAAATGCAGAAGTCTTGATATTGTAACCATTCATACTCTTAATATAAAATTCGTTACCAAAACCAATAGAATATTCTGCAAATGCATTCAAAGCAACTCTTAAATCTCTTCTAATTTGAATTGTAGTAATGTTAGAGGTGATTGCTTCACTACTTTCATCAATAATTTTTAAGAATTTACTATACTTAAATCTTGCACCATACTTATTTAATTCTGAAGAATCAGCATATTTTGTTGTATTAGTACTTACAGAATTTTCAACAACAGTTCCACTTGGTGTTAAATTACTGTTATAGTAGACTTTAGAGTCAACTTCTAAGTATAAGTACTTCAAATCCAAAATTTCTGGTACAATACCTGCTACACTATACTTTTTAAGCTTGGATTTGATGTTTTGTTTGACTAAATTTGGTAAAAAATCACCAAATCTTGGTTTAATACTAATAAAAACCTTTCCATATTGAGGTGGAACCAATTCTTCCCCACCAAATACTGAAATTGATTCTGTTTCTGGGTAAATTTTAGATGGAATTAGTGATTCATAATCTTGAGAAGTTACTGCTCTGTTCTGAGTAGCATATATTTTAGGTGCAAATTTTCTAACAGACTCCACACTTTCAATAGTTTCTCCCCCAGAAGACTGCAATCCAGTTGATAATAGGGAAATTCCAGAAGTTATTGGATATTCTACTCCACTATGTGTATGAATTAATTTTCCTGCAAAGTTAAATGCACTAATTCCATTCGCTTCTTCCCCATTTGTTATTATATAATCGACAGTAATGTAATTTCTGTCTTCAAGAGACTGTCCAAATATACCATCACCAAAAAATATCTCATATCTTTCATCACTTATCTCTTGGAGATAGTAAACTTTGGAACTTGAATCAATGTCAAAGATATTATCGTGTAATTTGTATGATGTAGATGCTGAAGCATTTCTAGTTGGCTTAACTCCTACCGAAATTAACTCAGTATCGATACCAGAATTTTGTAAAACAAACTTTTGATTCTTATTTCTTGAAGAAAATTCGTAATTTGACTGTAAAAGAGTACCTTCATAGACGGTAATATCGTTAAAATTTGCAATATTATCAACAACTGGGACTGTAATATCTTCTAAAATTGAAAAAATGAACGATTGTCCTCCAAAACCGCCTGTTGTAGCAGCAACAGGACCTTTTTTAATGGTCAATGTTACTGGAACTGGAGTTACATTTGAAGTATCTACGTAAAAACTAACAGTTGCTTTTGCTGCCTTTCTTGATCTTGGTACATATCCAATATTTCTTGCTAATGCAACTACATTTTCTCTCAAAGTTGCACTATCAATGAATACTTCATTTGCCACCATATTGGCATTATATGAAGTAATATACGTATTATATGCTAAAACATCAATTATTGTTGCTAAATTCGATCCCTCGAAGTCATAATCCGTGAAATCCGAGTTAGATTTTAAATAATCCTTAAGAGTTGTTTTAACCTGGTCAAAATCCAGGTTAGAAAAGTTTACTAACGGCATTTTACCTGGCTGATTGCAAAACGAATTCTAATTGTTGTGGTGGAGTGTCTATTCCAATTACTTCATATACAATAAGAACATCAAAAGAGTTCCCATCATAATCTGGAAATACTTGAACCTTTGTTAATCTAACTCTTGGTTCAAATCTAGTAATAGATTCTGTTATTTCATCTTTAATAGAAAGAGAAGATAATTCATCTATATTCTCAAAAAGAGACTCAGATATCCTAGATCCGAAGTTTTCTTGAAAGAATTTTTCTCCAGGAACAGTAAATACAATATTTCTGATAGAACGAGCAATCGCATTTTCGTTTTTAAGCGTAATAAGATCTCCATTCAGGGGATTTGCCTGAAAAGACATACTTACGTCCTTAAAACCTTGACTAACTCTTTCTACTGGCACTAAAATACAGCAATTATACTTTATTTATCATTAAACTCTAACGATATTCTGCAATAACCTCATAACTTTCAATATCATAGTCAAAACCATCATCAGGATCCTTTAAACGCTCATAAAAGTCGTTAGAATTCTCTACTTTATCACTTCTCTTAGGTGTTAGATCGTCTTCAGCAATTTCTCTTAACATTTTTGGTGACATTTCGACCTCCTTTAGTGGTTTTTGTAAAAAAAAGTGTCTAAAAGCACGTTTTGATGCTATTTAGACACTAAATGTGCGTTTTTTGCTATTTTCCTTGTCCTCGACTTCTTTTTTTTGCTCTATTTCGAGAGGAAGCGGTATATTTGGTATGTTTTCCCCTTCCTTGACGAGTTTTTTTCGGTATTGACTCTACATGGTTCATTAAATTACTCCGATTTCTCTAAATTTCTCATCTAGTGACTCTTTCGAGGCACGAACCCGATATTGGACATCATCCCTACGAGACAATTCGGTGAGAATCGCTGCTTGGAGGTCCCAAAGGTCTTCGTTTGTCTTAGAGGGTAGATGATGCTCTACCCATTCTTGTATTTGTCTCTCCATACCTTAGATAACACGAGTTTTTTCGTGACCCACTCTAATCCGAGGATCGCACCAGATATCATATCCTTTATCAATAGCATCTAAACAGAAACTAACGTCCTCTCCACACATATCTTGAACTGCACCCGACTCGAATTGTTGCATCTTAGGAGCAAACCAAGGATATGGGAGATTCTCAAAAACTCCATTCTTAATAAGCACCCATCCGAAACCTGTGTAGTCTACGGTGAATGGTGAACGACGCTTACTGATTGACTCTACGGTTTCGTGATTCATAACTCCACCGTTCTTACGGAAATCCTCTTCCTCTAACCAGTGTGCGACAGATGTAGTCGTGCCGTCCTCAGTTGCATACCATCCTGCAACTACTTCCTTCTCTTCACCCTCTGCTGGATTTGCAAGATCGCATAACTGCCAGAACTTGTTAGTGTCAAAGACAATATCCGAGTCAATCCACAACTGATAGTCATACTTAAGATTGCCGTCCCAAGGTTTTTGCTCTGGTCCTCTGAGTACGTTAGCTCCAAGACACTTACAACGTGCAAAGTTTACCATTGATGAGTAATCCTGAGATATCTGAATACTCATTCCATTCTGTACAATATCAAAACATAGCTGTACAAAATTCTTTAGGAAAATATATGAACATCCTCTACCTGGTAGACAAAAGACTATTGCCTTACCTTTCATTCTCTCTTTAATCGCAGCAATATCCCAATCCTCTTTTTTCTTTTTAGGTGGGTTTGCTTTAACAGTAAATCCTTTTGCCATAGTATTTTGTAATTACATACAAATTATAAAACACTATTATGTATTTGTCAATATGAATCTTCTTCGTATATCTTTGTAGTAATATCCGCCACCTCTGAATATGTAATATCGTCCCAATAAGAATGGTAAAGCCTCGACCATATTACTTTGAATTCCTCTGAGTCAAGATCTTTGAATAAACACCTATCCTTTAAGTATATGTGATAAGTAGATCCTGACATTTTTCTCCTCTATTTTTTTATATATTTCTCCTGCCAATTTCTACCAAACTAACAGAGTATTAACACTTGAATACTGATAAAAGTATTTGTTCTTGAATACTGACTGAATATTAGATTATGAAAACTAACAAGAGTTTTTTCCCTTGAATATTAACTGAGTATTACACTTTGAAAATTAACAAGAATTTTTTGGGTTGAATACTAACTAAATTTTTGAGTATTACGGCATGAATACTAACAAGAGTATTTCGCCTTGAATACTAACTGAATTTTTGAGTATTAATGAGTGAAAACTAACAAGAGTTTTAATACCTGAATACTAACTGATTACTGGTAGTCTTGTGGGCGGTTTTTTAAAAAACTCTATAGGGGCATTTTTTTCCTGGCAAAATTTTTTTTATATTCGATATCACTCTCTCGAATTGTCACCTCTGTAGGTTAGGAAGGTTCCTTTTTTTAAGCCCGCAACGCCCGCCGCCAACAAATAACAACGCCGCCAAAACACTGCGATCACGATGTTATAAACACTGCCCATATTGGAGTGCTTATGTAATACTAACTGTTTGTTCCTTAATTCATACTTTTATTATAACATGTGAAGGGGCAATGTGTCAACAACTGCCCCACACAGTTTCTAACATTAAAGCGGGGTAGATTGCACCTCATAAAGATCATCTAACACTGCAAGGATTTCATCACCATTGTTAACACTATCTAACAGAAATTCTGCGAAGTTAGGTGATACAAACTGTTCTACGCTGTTTGACATTTTGTGTAGTAAAAATAGACTGCAAAAAGTGTTAACGAAGAACACGCAATTTGCTGCTCCTCGCTTACACTAATAGGACACTTTATTCGATCCCCTTTGTTATCACCACCTCACAGGATTAGACAGGTCTTCGATATAACTTTCTACGTGTTCAGATCCACCCAAATCTAACACTTTACCCCACGCAATTTGTCTGGGATTAAAGTCATCAAACACATCTAATTCCAACGTTATTCTATACTTAGTCTTCGTCCAGTTGTTGTTAGTAACTGCCATTGGATTGTCCTGGGTGGGTGATACTATTCATTATAAGATTAAACGGAGTTGTTGTCAAGAACTCTGTGCATATTATAACGGAAAAATGTGGAAAAACCCTGACAGACTTATGACAGAAAATATCATAAATCCTTGACATATTTCGGGCGTTCGTGTTATAATACGCTCGCTAAGATCACAAGAAATAATGACATTTAGAGACATTAATTATCACCTTACTTATCAACAATTAATCCACAATATAAACCCCCTTATTAACACTTATTCCACATATTACACACAGTTATTAACAACATTGTGGAAAACCTTTACAAAACAGATGTATATTTATAATGGCATTTAAAACGCTATTTAACACTAAAAACACTAAGTTTTCCACAGTTAGTGTTAATATCTGTGGAAAACTCTCTGTATTTGGTTATTACACACTATACCTAATATACCTTCTCTGATTGTTAATAATACCTTCTTAATCGTGGAAATTTGGTATAAATGTTTCCATCTGATTAAGACTCTGTTTAACATCTTGTTTAGGGTATTGTTGTGTTACGTTATCAACTAACTCATCATATAATTCCTCATCAAAGTTATTAATTTCTTCTCTTAATTCAACATCTGTATAATCATTTCGATACCTAATTTCTAACTCTTCAGTGATAAATTGCATCATAGATTTAACGTCCATATTATCAACAACTAACTCTACATACTGTTCAATTAGTTTACTTCTTTGACTAGGATTTAACTCCTTATGTGTTATAATCTGTTTTGCATCTAATTCACTATTAGTTGCATTTGGATTTGCACTTTGTTGATACTTAGTCATTGAATTTACCTCCTTTTAAATGAATTAATTGTTTGTAAATTTGATAGGTTACAGTATCACTAACTACATCTTCTTCAATATCAAGAACTGTATCTTCTAATATGTGATATAGTACGTCAAATTGTTGATTAGTTAAGTGTAATGTTCTCATACTATTATACCTCCAAAAGTGATAGAAATTCTGCATATTGTTCTGGTGAATATGCTCTTTTATCTTCTAATATGAAATCTTGCCAGTCAGTTCCTTCTATCTTATATGATAAATTGCCGTTGACTATTTGATAATCAAACTCGCAATTATCAATCGGGGAGATATACTTTTTAATCATAATATTACCTCTTCTGAATAATACTGTGCTGGCATATATTCGCTTGTTATCTTATACTTATAGGTGTTAATATACTCTTTTACTTGTGAATAAAATTCAATCTTACTAATTAACATTTTCTTTTGCATATCACCTCTGAAAGATAATACTTTTAACATACGATTAGTCGGATCGATGTTATTATTCCAGTCCTTAATTGGATAGAAATCAACAACCATATTCCCATCTTTTGAAGTTAATTCCATTACTTAGTACCTCCAAAATAGTAGTCCTCGTTATAAAGATATGAGACTGAATTGTCATCATAACCTAAAAACATTTCATCAAATAGTTTGCTACCAAATTGTTCATAACTCTTGCAAACTTCGTTGTATTCAGTTGTAGTTAAGATTCGCATTGCTTTAGCAAGTAATAATAAAGGACAGAAAAAAGGAAGTGGGGTTTATGCCACTTCCAGATGATTAGCATCAATAAGTATCATTCCATCAATGAAAGATTGAGTTTGATTGTTATAACTAACGAACCAATCCCAGTTCTTTTGGAATACTTTACAACCCCATTTTACCTCATCTAAAATAGCATTTAAACGTGATTTTGTGGTGTTAGTTTGATAACCACAAGATGACAATTTAACTGCTTTTAAGTTATGGTCAAAGGTTGCAATTTGATGCCCGTGAAGATAAACAGAAGAACAATTTGTTGAATCGTTATAACTAACTTGGGTATTTGATGAAGACCAGTTACCTTTGTTTGAAATTGCGAAATTCATTTGTCTTTCAATTTTTCTCATAAGTAACAAATAGTAAAGAAAACTTGTTGAGTGGGAATTAAGTCTTTATCAGTCTAACAATACACCAACGAGTGTGTATGCCCCTGATAACCTAACTTAACCCCTTCATTAATAGGACACTTTAGTCGATCCCCCTTTATAACTTCCAATCAATTTTTAGATAGTTATCATTATGTAAACGATCTAACTCATCTTCGTTATCACATTGGAAGATAAATTCTTCGCAAAAGTATTCAACACTGATGCCACCTAATTGTTCACAAGCACGTAACATTTCACCGATTTGATTATCATTTAACTCCAGATAATCAATGCAGTAAGCAATATCATTCTGAAGAGATTTCAATAGATTGTTTTTCATTTGGATTACAATTTGTGTACTTTGGATAAGGAATAGGACTAAACTTACCGTATCTCCAGTTATAATCAATTAAGATTTCTTCGTAGAGATCTTTATAACGTGGATCGGAATAATCGTTCATTTCCATATTAATAATTGTACAAAGTTCGATAGGGTTTATAACAATATTTACGCTGATTCTCTTCGTCTTGTATATCATTAACCAAACTAATCTTTATGAGTGAACTATACCCAGAATTGTTCGGTTGTTGATACTTTGTTGATGTTAATTTTGATACTTTCATTGTTAAGAACTCCAAGAGAATTGTGGTTGCTCAAGTATAATATCTCTGACTCTTTCTCTATCTAAACTATCACCATAACCCCAAGAATAATTGTTACCATAAGCAGCAACATACTCAGGATTGTTATAACTTACTTTCAGTAATCTCTGCTTATATGTAAAGATTGCCTGAAATACATCTTCGATTGTTAAACCTTTAATTGGATAAAGATCGCTGTTAGGTGCATAGAATGACCACACATAATCAGCAAATTCTGTAAATGTTTCAAGCATAATTAACCTCCATTTGTATAAGAACCTAAGACACAATTTCCGTGTCTAACTTCTGCATAACCGTATTCTTCTGATAAATCTAAACATAAACCCCAACAATCTTCAAGGTTAATGAAAGAACTATTTTCAAAAGGTGCAGATGGACAGTGAACAGAATACCTCATAATAATGACTCCAAAGTAATAATAAAGGACAGAAAAATAGGGAGCATTAGTTATACTCCCAGAATGCAGGTTCGCATACTTTATCAGTGAAAGAATCGTAATCTGCTTGTGAATCAGGATTTACCCAACCCATATCGTTGAAAAATTGTATCATTTCAACAAGCATATTCTCCTCTGCTTCAGTAATACGAATAGTACGGAATGTTTCAGACATAAATGAAAAGAATTAAAGAAAACTTGTGAGGTTTGGTAGTAATCAAAGAGAGAATAACCAAACCCTCATTAATAGGACACTTTAGACGATCCCCCTTCTGTTAATATTATATCTAACATTGCACGATATTTCTTTATACCTACTGTCTGTACGATTTCCTTCCTTAAATCATACTCACAAACAGAATCTAATTCAATTTCTATATCTTTAGTCACATATTCTATAATCTCGTTATCACTCATCTGATCAACAATTATCTCAGAATATATTCTTTTTAGATCCATTAATTGTATAGGTGATAACATTTTACTTTACGGAATTGGGTTTGCTGATATAAACTTTGCTTTAGGATTACGTGCCAATGCTGTTTCTTTTGCATCAGAATAGTTGACTGCTCTAACACTTTCTACGAAGACTTGACCGCCTACGTATAACTTAACGTCCCATTTCATTGTTCTACACTCCAATGTAATTTATCTATTGTTTTATAACATTGAGAACATTGTAATCCTGACCAACTAAAATGATAAACTTTGCTGATTGATTTACAATTAGGGCACATAATATGCTTGCCCCATTTACCACATCTTGCACGTTTTGTGATAGGTTTGAATGAAACAGTTGTTGTAATCATTGGCATAAATCCTCAAATCTTTGATTAGTTGTTGATACTAACTGATCGAAAGTACCACCACTATTTGACTGCTCTAACTCATACATTTGGTCATCAGTTAGTTTATTAGCAATACGGAATTCCTCCCATACTTCATCATATAGTGACTCTAATATTGCTTCGTTGTTGATATTTGACATAATAATTAAACTCCTACTAAATTAACTGAATTGTGATGATCTTGTTTTAAATGTAAACAAGTCTTGTGAATTTGGAAGAGCAAACTATAATTAACCTCACTCCAATCATCCCACTCTGATACATAATCTTCGCAGGTAAAATCACCAGTCCCATCAACATTTAGTGGGCAAGATCTGAACTCTAAATCTTCATCAACCCAGAAGATTCTTCCAAAAGTGTCACTTGAATACATTGAATTAACCTCCTTATGGTATAGTAAAAATGGTGATTATCTCATATAGAGATAACCACCTGCCCATCCAGTATAGTCTGGATTGTGTAACTTAGCACGATCATTTATGATCCTTAAATCATATCTAACGTGCTTTGCTGGTGAATTATAAGAAGCAGGTTTGTAAACTTCACCTGTATTCTTATCAACAAATGCGTGAACACATCCTTCTCTCCATTCATTACGATCTTGGAAAGTATCAAATTCACGTTGCATAATCTTGTAATACTTGCGACCATTCTTGATAACAAAGTTAGTAAGATTAGCAGTGCCATTCTTTACATTTTCCAAACACTGTTTTGAATAGTCAGATGTTGAACTTTCATACATTCTTACACTATGTTGTTTGTAATTTTCTGTAAGAGATTCACAATAGGTTTCAGTCCAATCGAGAACTCTTTCAGGTAAAGTTGACATAAACAAAATAAAGAAATGAAATTAAAGTGAGGATTCCTAACCAGAAATGGATGTATATCCTCACTATTATAACACTTTAAACGATCCCCCTTTATCTCATTTTAGAGAGATTGAAGTTTGCTTTACTAAATCCTTCACGATTAACGATCTTAAATGTACCAAACTCATTTACCATTACATATCCTTCGTGATCGCAATATTCTTCCTCAATGTAACATTCAACATCATCATTACACGAAATATAGTTAAACATATCGTGCTTAATTGTCTGCACTAATTTCCACAAACGCAATACATTTACGTCTATATTGTTATCATTAGCAAGTACTTCCTGTACTATATCATCTATCTCTATATCTTCACGAATACAAGTATTTAATTGCTTCTTAATCCTTTTTACTTGTTTATCATTAGGGAACTCACATAAAGTTGCAATTTGTCTTGCAAATTTGCATCTTTCGATTATACTATCTCTTTCCTGATCTAATGTTACTTCAGGATAAACAAAGTAAACATCTTCTGCATCTTGCCATAAAGATATTAGTTCTTTATCACTAATAGGTCTTGCAATTGCATCTCTTAAATCACCATTAGTGGTGTAAGATGTGTGCGGTGCTATTACTATTTCTTGGGTAATCTTATCTGGGAAAATGTATCTGATGGTGTTAGGATTGAAAGAATCAGTGCCACCAAAACCGATGAAATCACCTTGGTAGATATTACTTGTATCAGGAAGATTGTCAAAACAGATATGCAAAATATCTGCCACTTTTCCTTGATGGTTTCTATCAATATCGGTATGGTTATAGTTGATTTTGATGAGTTTTTTGTTGAAGACACTTTTAGTTCCAATAAAGAATTTATTATTAACAGGATTAGTCCCCCAAACTATTGCTGGAGCACCATCAATCTTTGCTGTTATTTTACCATTAGTGGTAAACCAATTTAATACATCTAAATCACCATTTAGAATGGAATCTTCAGGATGTTCAATGTGTTTGTTTTGCATAATAATAAATTCATTTTAACATAAAAAAGGGGATCTTTCAACCCCCAATGTAATATTCTTTACGAAATTACACCTGCTATCTTTAAACCTTCTTTGGTTAATGCTTCCAATAATAGTAAAGGAAGGAGAGCAAGTGCGAAACCATCACGAGGATAATCCTTGAATAGTTTCTCTAAGTTAAGGGTATCTTTTACGGGAGTTGGTGTTACTTCTGCCACTTCAATTACCTTCTTCGGTGTAACTTTATTTACACGTTTTGGGGCAGTTGTTGTAACTTTCTTAACACTTGCCCTTGATTCCTTAACAATAGCGGGAGCAGATTTAGCAGTTTTGCGAGTTGCTGATGTGCGTCTGCGTGTTGCCATTTAGTTTGAAAATAAACAATAGATGTAAAGGAGTGAGAACTTGCAATTTCTCTTCTGTGATGCCTTGAAATCATTTAAGTTTCAAGGTCTGCTCTGTGCATATCCCTTACACTATAAGAACGCTTTAAGCGATCCCCCTTGTTCACATATTCTGTTTTTTATTAATTTACCATAATCTTCGTGCAATTCACACCCTATGTAATATCTTCCCAAGTCTTTTGCTACCATTGCTGTTGTTCCAGATCCCATAAAAGGATCAAGAATAATATCATTAACTTGTGAACCTGCTAATATACAAGGTTCCACTAAATCTCTTGGGAAAGTTGCAAAATGTGCCCCTCTATATGGTTTATTTGTTATACTCCAAACTGACCTTTTATTCTTCTTTGGATATGATTTAGTAAGACCAGAATGAGGTTGTAATCCTGTACCTTTATTGTGATATTTTCCTTTAGTTCTATCTCTTGTTCCCCAATCTTTTGCTGGTTCTTTGATACTTTCATTGTCATAATAATACCTCTTGTTCTTACTTAAGAGGAACAAATATTCGTGGGATTTAGTACATCTATCCTTCACACTTTCGGGCATTGGATTAGGTTTATGCCATATAATATCTTGTCTTAAATACCATCCATCTGCTCTTAATGCAAATGCTAACATCCAGGGAATACCAATTAAATCTTTCTCTTTATATCCTTTTAGTTTGTTACCTCTTCTTGCACATTTGTCTGGTAAATCTTGTTTATTAGCAGAAACAGTTTGTTTAACTAATGATTGACCTTTTCCAGGTCTATAGTTATAATAACTATCTCCAATGTTTAACCACAATGTTCCATCTTCTGTTAAATTATTACGCACCTCTTGGAATACTAATACTAATTTTTGAATATACTCTTCTGGAGATTCTTCTTGTCCTATCTGACAATCCTCCCCTCCATAATCTCTTAAACCATAATAAGGTGGAGATGTGATGCAACACCTTGCTTTTTCATCGAATTGTTTAAGTGTTTGGAGACAATCTCCAAACAAAATAGTATCTTTCAAGATGCCCTCCACGCAACATAAACTATAAACAATAATCCTAATAAGATTGTGAAAGTAATAGGAAAAAATGGTATTATAGTAAATGCGTGTAATAATTGTACTAAAACTATACCATAGAAAATAAACATAATTATCATACCTATTTTATTATGAAGAGATCCACGTTTATATTCTGGTTCATCTAAATTATACTTCCAGTAGTCATTAGACATATATTCACGAGGGTGTATTTTTTTAGTCATTTTGTTGTCCACCTATCTAATATCCAAGAACTGCTATTCTTTTTATCATCACCACCAACACCCCACGCAAATTTGACTCTATTATCATCTTTAAACTCTTCATATTCTGGGGTGTTTGTATTACCTCGATCACCACCATTTGCAAAAATAATGTTATCGTAAACCTCTAATGCCATCTTAATTGCATCATTAGCAGTATCATCTTTATCATTAAATTCTATACAAGCATCCACCATTCTTAACTCTGAAATGATAGAAATTCTTTCAGGTGCAGTCATAAAGTATTTCCCTTTCTTTCTAATTAACCAATCATTTGAATTAACTGCAACACATAAACTATCACCTAATTCTTTTGCTGCATTGAAATATGCAATGTGACCTGAGTGTAATGGATCGAATCCACCAGTTACTAATGCTAATGTAATCATTTTGTTATTGTAGAAATAGCGGGTTGACCTTTATCAAAGACAGTATCAACAACTGCCTCAACTTTTCTTGCTGTTGATATACCTACTTTATCATAAACTGGTACACAAATCAATCCATAAGTTTTAGATTCATTACCTTTTCTTATTACTCTACCTATTGTTTGACTAATAGTAATGTAATCCATATTTCTTAAGAATAATGCTGCTTCAAGTCCTCTAACATTAATACCTTCAGATAATATGCTATGATGAATAACAACAAATCGCTTTGAATCGTCCTGACCCCAACTGTTTAGGGTATTAAAGAAAGATTCACGATCAACTTTCTTACCATTGATAACTGCCCCAGTTTTTGCAGTAATATACATCCAATTATATCCACGAAGTTTTAACTCAACACAAAAATCAGTTTGTGATACTAAATTAACAATCTGTTTGGTAGATCTTGCACAGATTAATATTTTATCTGCATCAATTTCATCCATAGTTGATACAAGATGGTCACAATCGTGTTCGTGCTTGAATCTACTATCATCAACAACATCTATCTTTTTAATCCTAACTTTAGGTGGTAAAATAACACCTTCATCCACTAATTTAGGTGCTGGTACATTCACCAACACCCTACCAAATATATCTTGATCATTCATTCCTATCTTAAATGGTGTCTTGGAATGTTTAGGTGTAGCAGTAAAGAAATAGCAACGATTAGCATACATTGAATGATACTCAACTGCTTCAACAAAGTTCTTCTGAACTCCATTATGTGCTTCATCAAAATATATTGTATCTACAAATACATCAGATTCTATTAACTTATGAAGTGAATGATATGTTGTAAATATAATCTTATTACCAACATTATCACCTACCCATTGTTTAATCAAATCAATTTTAGTTGTGCTTGTATGATGTGTCTCTCCTGAATGTACATGAAGAATATGCACATTATCAATTAATTCTAAAAAATCTTCACATAATTGCTGTGCTAATAGTATGCGAGGAGCAACAACTACAATAGTTTTTGATACATTGTTCATTGTAAATTGATACTTAGCATCCTCAATCATACATATTGTTTTACCACCACCAGTAGGCACAATAATTTGACCTTTACGATTCTCTTGTAAAGTTCTAAGTACTGCTAATTGATGATTTCTCAATTTAAACATAATATACCATAATAAATGAATAGACCCCTTACAGGAGCATACAGGTACAATATAGGGACAGTTTAAACGATCCCCCCTATATTATTAATTTTGCTTTAGATTCACTAATTATCAATTCTTCCATAATTATTTGTTTAGGTAAGAAGTTCCAACAATAATAACTGCTACTAAATGTTATCTTATCATTATTTCTACCATCAGGACTAATAAACTTCATTCTCTTATCAAACATAAGCAACTGCAAATCTCTATCTTTAAATAACTGTTTAGGTGCTGAATCATTCAACCAAGTGTTAGTCATAATCAATGCAAATGGTTTATTAAATGATAATGCTCTTTCAAAATACTTTCTCTTATTAGTAAATGGTGGATTAGATAACATTACATCCCATTCAAATGGTTCATACTCAAAGAAATCTCTTCCAGTATTAATATGAGAATATGTTACCTCATTTTGTTTCTCAATTTGTTTTACAAACTCACTATCTTGTGTATCAAAAGGACACCATACAATAGCATCCTTTGGAATATACTTTAGGATAGGAGTTACAGCATAATGTGGTGTATAACACTCATCATTATTACCTTTACTATACATTAATTTGCCACTATCCAGCATAAACTTTCTCTCCATATTGTAGAATGAGTTTGTTAGAAATAGTATATCCTAATCTAGGATCTTTCTTAACTTTATCACTCTCAAATTGTTTCTTTAATGGTGGTAATAATATTGATAATACCACATCTGCGTGTAATCTGTAAACCTCAATTACCTTGCCTGATTGATACCTAGCGTAGTAATGATGTTTATACTTACCTATTTTTTCTTCCTGTAAATACTTAACTTGATCTTCCCAAGTATTTTGTACACTAATACCATTATATGTTGCAGTTAATTTCTTACCAATAGTAGATTTATATTCTACTGGATTATTATTAACATCATAAGCATCTGCACCAGAATAATCATCTGCAACACGATGACCAAGTAATCCTGCTAAATGTATCTCACGAGAACGTGCATAACTAAAGGGATCTCCCCAGTTATTCTCTTCACATAGAGAATACATATCTTCAAAGAGTTGTTGATATTTTTCTTCTGGTTTCATAATAAAGTATATTCAATATAAGAACGCTTTAAGCGATCCCCCTTTTATTCACTTATTTTGTTTTTTTCTTCTTGATATTTCTTTATGTGTAACTGGATGCTTTAATTCACTCTCTTTCTTTTTACCAGTATTAGTAAGTCTAAGATCTCTTAATTTCTTTTCACCCTTACGTGTTAATGACTGACGTTCTTTAGCAGTCATTCCAGATGCTTTAGTTGGTTTATACTTAGGATCTACAGTTTTCTTTGCCTTTGTTCTTAATAATTCATCTGCTGATTTAGTTTTAGCACCAGATTTTGCTGCTCTTCTTTCTTGTGCTGCCTTCCTTTGTTGCTCCCTTGCTGATAAACCAGCAGATCCTCTTTCCTTTGTTGGTTGTTGCTCACGTTGGGATCTTGGTTTCTGTGTACCAATATCTTTACGTGGTTTATAATCTTTAGCAGGTGCAGTTTTACCTCCACCTACTGCTTTCACTCTTTTCTTTTCTGGTTCAGTTTTCTTACGTTTAGCACCTACTCTTCCACCCTCACCTTGTTTGGTGATTTGGGATCTTCCCACTACATCTTTATCATATACTTCAGCAATAAACTGATGAAAAGTTTTCATTTTTATATAACTTTTTAGTTATTTATCTTGTACAGTTGTTTTACCAGCAGTAGACGCACCCTTCCATACTAAATTATTATCGTGAAAATACTTAACTCTTTCTCTTCTTAATGATGTTAATCTATCATATTGTTTCTGTTGCTCAACAGTAAAAGAGAATGATTGTTTTCTCCAAGTATCTCTTAATTCTTGAAGTTCATAAAGAATAGCAGCAGGTTTCATTTTAAAAATCGGTAGTAGAGTTTAAGAATTTGTCGAAAGATTTAGAAACATCCTTATCATTCATTTCTGGTAGATCTTGAATCATTTGTTCAATATCTTCAGAAGGTAGATTAAATAAATCTTCAGGCATAATAATTGTTAATTACAAAATAAGGACACTTTAAACGATCCCCCCCCTAATAATCAGGATGTCTTCCATCTTGTGATTTATACATATCAAGACTTGCTTGATCTCTTCTGTTCTTTACATATTCTAATTCTTGCCAGCAGTCTTTATTGCACAATAATAATGTATGAATCATTTTGTGCCTCATTGGTTTACCACTTGTATAAACACAATCCTTTTTTGGTCTAACACCAGTTTCAATAGTGATATACTGTGATACAGGATTCCATCCACTCTTTACTCTTTTCTCATTATCTACTGGATCACCCTTAAAGTAAACCCATCCCTCTTCCCAGTCGCCATTTGGTCTTTTCCAAATTACATAGTCATCGACTTGAGGTTCATACATTACTCAGTATCGCCTGTAATTGTAAAATCTAACTCCTTTTTACCAAGATTTCTGTTATCAACAACTGCTTTTAATCTTTCAGGAGAAACTCCCTTTCCCAAATGATATTTAATACGTTCATCACATTTTGCTTTAGATATTTGTACATCCTCTCCTTCTATTGGATGCCAACCATTAGTAGATAATTCTAAAATGGTATAAAGTTTTTCTGCCATAGTTTTGTATTCACTAATAGTATGTATTATAAAGAAAAAAACCGAGTTTGTCAAACAAACTCGGCAAGATAATAGTCAACTGTGACTTCTAATTTTGATGCTTCCTTTTCACATTCTTCGATGAAATCTTCAATCATTTCATCAGTTTTGTTAATAAAATGTTTTTCAGTCATACTTCCTCACCTTGTCTGTTAAATTCTTTGTCAAGAACTGGTACATATAATATACCATCATCTTTTAACATTGACAATGTGCCATTAAACCACTCATTATTGATGTGGTGTTCTTCAAACGTCAATCCATTAAAATAAGATTGACTCCATTCATGGTGGTATGCCATTGAAAAAATAATAAAAAAGCTAGCGGATGTTAGTTCTTTCTTGGGTTGCGATCCCAGAGGCACATCCATCTCCTCGTTTTTGTGTGTGGGACTTACAGGACGTAATTTCTCTGCTGAACAGAGACAACCATAGATCCTTGCCCAAATTAGTGGGAGAAACATTGAGGGGTAAGTCATTTTAATCAAACGTCATGTCTCTGCTTCTTGTTTGAGAGGGAGTGGGGCATCGACATAGGTTTCACCTATATGCCCAAATTTACCTACTGGGAATCGCTTACACCTGAACCCCTACTAATCAGATAACCATTTCTTCAACTTCGTGTTGGTATAGGAGATCTTAATAAGATAACCATTTCTTCGCACTAATGTGGATATAGGAAATCTTGGAATGTTCGGGCAGTAGAACCACATATCCCTCTCAAAACTGTCAGAGTAGTTTGACCCTCAACTGTTTCTCACTACTGGAACACTTTAGGCGATCCCCCTTTGTTTAACCTCCAGCAGCATCACATCCAATAGCACTACCAGCAACAACACCTAATGGAATTGCCCACCATCTACCATCTCCTCTTGATATAGCAGCAGCAAGACCACCACCTAAAATACCACCAGCAACTTTCCCATCAGTACAATCATTATCATCAACCTCATAGTGTCTTTCTACTACTGTTCTTGTTGGTCTTGTAATTGTTGCTCTATTTCTATCACAAGGGAACTCAATAGTTTCCTTCCAAGATCTTACATATCCAGGTTGATCCTCCGTTCCTGGAATATATTCTTCTCTATATTCTGATCTGTAACAAGACTTAGAAGAAGAATAACCTGGTTGATACTCATCAGCAAGTGTAGAAACAGGTGTGAGTGCCAACAATACGGCAAGTGCTGTTTTCATTTTATTTTTATCTATAATCCTATTATACCAGAAAGATATTCATTCACGCAGTAGTTTGTGCCAGTTCTCTGAGTGCCACCATCTTTGTAAATAATCCTTCCATATTATAAAATAACTGATAATTCTCTGTTGTTACATAATGTCCCTTAATATCATTACCATCACAATGCCAACCGTATGCCTTAACTCTCTCCTCAACACCATCTATCCTCATCTTTTTGCTTCCATCTAAGTAAGATTCGTATGTCTGGTCTAAATTAATCATTTTTTTGATAGAAATGTGAGGATATGATAATAATTATATCATAATATCTATGCAAACCACTCTTTCTTAATTATGTCTTTATTTTTATGTTAAGGAGTGTAATCATAACCATACTTCTTAAGGTACTCATCAAATAGTTCATCAGGTACTTCACCATCCCAATATTCCTTTTCTGTATATTCTTCATCCACTTTTCTTACTCTCCTTTTCTTCTTGTTTAATTCTCCACTTAACTTGTTTAGCATACTTAACTTCTTCTGGTGTGTACCAATCAGGATGTTTCTTTGCCAATTTAATAATCTTTTTCGCTGCTTTCTTGTCCTTCAAAATAAAATAGATAATTCTACTGAAATAATATTTATAACGCAAAAACCCCTGCTGTTACAGGGGCTTTTGATTCTTTAATTTTTTGACCTATTTAAGGTGGATGGGAAAAAGGTAACATTTTCTTAGAATAGTTGACTACTTTAATGAACTAAACTAAAACCTCCTTACATATACGTTTACAGATTGATTGACTTTCATCACACTCGATTAAGCACTCGTAATACTCTGAAATTACATCATTGTCGGGATTAAAGTCTTCCCCTGCTAATTGATTGTATGAAACTAAATTGTGCATTAATCTTCCTCCAAAATACAAAGTTTACTAATTGTTTAACACATAATATAGAGATTTAATACATTTGATTCTCCGTAATGTACCTCTCGGTGACTACTAATATTTATACAAATTATGTCTTTGTTTGCTGATATATTAATAAAAATTTATGCCTACTTCTTTCTTACTGGTACATCTATTGACCATGATGAACTTTCTAATTTAACCATCTCAAAGTTCTTCTTAAACTCCTTCTCTCTTTCTTTCTTTTCCTTCTCCATTGTTAGTTCAATGGTTTCAATAGTTCTCTCACCATAATGAGTTTCTTTGATACCCAAGTATTCTAAAACAGCATCATCAACCATACTGTAAAGAGTATCCCAAGTTAAAGTATCTCTTAACTTAGTTGCGATACGATCAATATCACCTCCATCTAAGTATTCACCCTTAGATATCTTTTCTGAGTAATCATCATACTGAGAAATAAGTTTTGCTCTGATCTCTACCAACTCATTAAGGTTGATAGTGATCTTTACATCATCATAAATTGCCATAATTAATACTCCCTCTTGTCTGCATAATAATCACCTAATGCTCCACTCATTAAAGTTTCACTAATCTCACCTGCTGGTGTTGTGACTGTAGGAGTTACAACATCATTCTTCTTACCAAATGGTATTTTAGTTGGTGGAGCATAAGGATTAGGAATATCTCTTACCATTTCAATTACTTGATCCCTTATCTCCATCAATTCGTGATAACATTGTTGGTTATGAGAACATCCTCTCAATCTGTCATCAGGTTTATGCAAAGACTCCAGCATAAGAGTCTTCCCACGTTCCCATTTGTCTTGTTTAGTTTCACTCATTTAATAACCTCCCAGTTATCATCTCCTCCTTCAAACATTTCAAAATCATAACGATTAGAAATTGAAGAAAGAATTACTTTTCCATTCCTTCTATTTACTACTCTGCAAGAATGTAACTTATCCATATCATTATTAAATATATCTTGTGCATCCATAGTTCTTGGTTTTACACAAAGGAATTCAGTTTTGATTGCCGTTTTCATTTTATAAAGAAAGTGAGTTAGTTGTCAAATAAGATGTGTACTTTTTATATAATATTTTCTCCATCTTGACTGCTTCCTTTTCCCAAGGTTGATTCTCGTAATCTATCTTGGAATGATCCACACCCTTCCAACAACGCTTACCATATCTGTCCTTGAGATCTCCTTTAACGTGCTGATAAACGTGCCACAACTCATGTAATAGAGTTTCGATATAATCGTGTATAGGAAGTTGATTGTGCATCTCGATATCAAATTCACGAGGTCTGTAATCACAATCAGTTGCCCAACACCATCCATACACACCTTCACGATTCACTAAACGACAATGATGAACATTAATGTTAATATTATAACGTGAAAGATATTCATCCACGAACCATTCAACAACATTCACACATCTCTTTTGAGAGTAATCATAACCAGAATGAGTAAGGTATAACATTAGAAGTATCTCAATTCAAATGTACTTATTGCTGCAAAGGCAACACGAACACCCCAGTGCATTGCCCAGACAAATGAAGCAATGAAGAGTAATTTCTCCTTGCTTGTCATCTCTTTACTCATTTTTTAAATGCGTTATGGATATAGTATAACCTATTTGATTCACCCAAGGTAATTTGGTAGTCTCTTTGTATAGTGGCACAGTAACACATATATTGCATTATATGGAAAAAGGATATATAATTGATACAGATAGATCTACAAAATGACAGCAGCAATAGACTTTAGTGATTTGACAGGAGTTAAACCTCAACAACCCAAACCACAAGGATTCCAAACTCCTCCACCTCAACAAACCAATGCACAGGGGTTTTATTCACCTGATAAGATACCAGAGAAGAAAGAACAAGCACAACCAGCATCAATGGGATACCCTACACAACAGACTCCAGCAGGTGATGAGTTGATGCAGTTATTTCCTACACCTGTATTGATTTGCCCTTACCCAGTTGATTATACAAAGGAATTAGAATGGATTCGTAATGCAGAGTGTAGAAAGGAGAATAGTGGTGGTGATGCAGGTGGTCAAAAGATACATTATAATAGACAGTCAGAAGATACATTTGTGCTTGATAGACCAGAACTATCAAACATCAGAGCATTTATTGAAGCAAAGTTACATGAATTTGTGACCAAGATCTATGCCTCTACTGATAAATTGGTCATTACACAGTCATGGTTGAATAAGAGTAAGAAAGGAGAATCACACCATGAGCATGTGCATCCGAACAGTATGATTAGTGGTGTATGGTATCCTCAAATCCATGAGCAAATGCCACCTATTCAGTTTAGAAGTAGACAGCAGAGAGATGTATCATTACAAACACAACAATATAATACTTTCAACAGTGCAACATTTATGCTACCAATGAAGAGAGGAGAGTTAATATTATTCCCAAGTAATCTTACACACTCTGTTCCTACTAATATAGGTGAAGAAGAGAGAATTAGTTTGTCATTTAATACCTGGCCCAAGGGTAATATGGGTGACATCAAATCTCTCACATATCTCCCACTTGATCGCTGCATGTAATGACAAGTGCATTAGCAAGACCATTACCAGAATTTAGTGGGTTTGGTTATAGAATTGCACAAATAGAAAACAATACTCATTGTAACTATAAGTGCTGGTTCTGCCCTAATGCCTATGATACTCCTGCA